TGGACAACTGCTAATTTTAATCAATATAGAAAGGCAATTTTAGGAGAATAAAATGGAATCAGTAAAAAGAAGTAAAGCTATTGTTGGAATATTAAAAGTAGCTACAAGTTTAGATAATTTACCACCAAAGATCGCATCTGCCGTACCGTGTTCACCTGAGCTACAGTATCATATAAATCTTGGCATCCCACTTGGCAACAATATTTTTAGGATTTATTCAAAAGCCTTCTACAACCTCTTTAATGAGTCAAGAGGCCTTTGGAAGGAAGGTTCTCTCTCGGTTTCCGAAAATGATGCATGGTTTTTAAAAAATGATATAGGAAAATTTGCCGAGGTTGATGGCAATTTGGTACCATTGGACTTGCCGATACCACTAGAGCTATACGAAGAAAGTTTTATGAATAAGACAGCCGCAGAAAAAAAGAAGCAGAAGCTGAATAGCCCAAGAAGAGTTCATAAGGGCGATCCAGGATATGGAAGAAAGAAATTTATTGTTCATGTAAAAGATCCATCCACCGGAAATGTAAAAACCGTAACTTTTGGTGATCCAAACCTTTCAATAAAAGGAAATTCACCAGAAAGAAGAAAATCATTCTTAGCAAGACACAACTGTGATAATCCAGGACCAAAAACAAAAGCAAGATATTGGGCTTGTAATATCCATAGATACAAGGAGCAGCTTGGACTATCCTTTGAAGGAAGATGGTAGACCATATAGTCAAATTGTTAATAACAATATAATAATTCGATCTTTTTCTAAAAATATTCCACCAGACGAGCTTAAATGGCATAGGGATGAAAAAGATCGAATTATAAAAGTTATTAAAGGCAATAATTGGTTTTATCAAACGGACGACTCTATGCCAGTTGAAATGAAAGCTGGAATGGAGTTTTTTATACAGAAAGATTCATGGCACAGGATTATAGCCGGAGTCAACGAGCTTATTGTTCAAATAACCGAACTTTAGAAAAAAACTGATCCAGCATTTTTATCCGCTATATTGGGTGGGGCAATAAAGCCTCTAAAAAGGAGAAGTGTCCGTATGGACTGTGTACTATCCTAACCAGGCGTTGAATCTTGCTCTTAAGAACAATCATGTCTTTCATCTTGCAGCCTGGGCAAGAAAGGGAAAGTCATACATTTACGGCGTGAATTCTGAGAGATGCTCCACAAAGTTTGGGAGAAAGTATAGTGATGGCTCTACTGGCTATCATATGCACGCCGAAATGGATTTGATCAGGGCTCTTAAGGGTGAAAAGGTGACTGAGATTTATGTCGCCAGATTTACTGCGCATGGCGGAAAGACTACTATGGCTCGGCCTTGCAAGTATTGTCAGCACTTCATTAAGAAGCATGGTATCAAGAAGGTTTACTATACAAATTGGGATGGCAAATGGGAGCTTATGCGTATGTAATTGTAAGACCTCTTGAATACTTTAAAGTTTCACTCCTAATGTAGGAAGCATAATGGGAAAAATGTATTTATTGTCCAGAATTGGCTGGGAATATGATGATAATTTTTATTTTAAAGACGGATCAAAAGATCCTATCGAGATTTATACAATCTTTGAGATTGCAGAATTAGCATTGAAAAATGCTGAAATTGCAAGGGCTAGAAGGGAGCTGGCTGAGAGTGCAAACTCATTTATAAACAATTATACTTATAATTATGATAAGCCTAAAATAACAAGGGCTTTCAAAAGAAAGTGTAAAGAAGAGTATAACATATCATTTCATAGAGATGATCCCTGTCCATTTACTGAGGGGTATAAATCAATAATGGATGCAGTAAATCCCTCTACTCCTGATCAGTTTTATATTGATTTTTTGGAAATTTGCAAAGTTAATTTTTACGAAATAATCGAAATCGAGGTGATAGCATGAAAGCAAAAATGTATATTGTTACTAGGGTTGGCTGGGAATACAACGATGAGTATTACTATAGATCTGAATCTGGGGCTGGAGATCCAGTTGAGGCTTTTACTTTAGAAGAGCTTGCACATGAGTCGTGCAAACTAAAGCATATAAGTCTTCTAAAAGAAGATCTAGCTAGATCTTCTGCAGAATATATTGCTAATTATATAAGCAGAGGAGGCTATTCAACAGCAGAGTTCGATGATGAATGGATTAAAAAATGTGCCACCGAATATAATATTGAATTTGTTCCTAGTGATTATAATGATGAGGATCTTTATCCAAGAACCGTTGGAGAATATGATGTAGAGCCATCTACTTCAGATCAGTTTTATATTGAGTTTTTGGAAAGATCAAATGTAAATCACTTTGAAGTTGTAGAAGTTGACTGGGTTGCTTAATATTCTGCAAATTAAGGTAATAAAATGAAGGGTTTTGTTCACGCCTCTCTATCTGCAAGAGAGCATGGCGGTAGTCCATCGGATTATCAGGAAATTCACGACTTTCTTGATATGTCAAAGGTTGCATATGCTGATACAAGGCATAGAGCAATACTTCATAATACTCTTGGGCCTTTTCTAGCTGAAAAGGCATTTGGAGTGGACCATGTAAAGCTAGATTCACTAAAGGAAAAGTGGGGCTGGACAGATGACGAAGTTGCAGATATTCTAAGCCTTGCCAGAAATAAATCTGGCACGGTCATTAGAAATTCTGACAATGTATCTGTATCTGTAAGAACAATTGCAGAGGAGCATATTATCCAGGATATGGGTAGGATTCCAACTTTGCAGGATTATCTACAAGACATGCCATTTTATAGCTGGATTGGTCATGGAGAGCGTGGTCTTAAAAAGATAGTTTTTAAGCAGTAAATTATAAAGTTTTATATATTTGAAATATGCCTCGCCTTTAGGTAACATACACACATGCGCGTGCGCATGTTGCCTAAATGCATAGGAGGTATTATGACAACAAATATAAAATTTTTATCAGTTAGAAGATTTGCAAACTTAGAGTGGGAAGTTTTTGAAGATGATGTTAGCAACATCTTTATTGCTATTCTACATAAGAAATCTATTTCTCTAGAAGACAAGACCTGGGATGGTCTTTGGGAAAAGATTCTTGATACCTCTAGAGCCTTACAGAAGACTTAGGAGGTATCATGTCAGATAGTTTTAAAATTAATTGGATTGAGAAAAATAAAACTCAGGTTATAACCTGTATAACAGGATTTCAATATCAGATAGATGACTTTAAAAAAAAATTTTTAAAGGAATATCCTGTAGAAAAATATAATACAAAGATAGGTACAAAGTTAGTTAATTCCGATAACACAATAACTATAACATTAATTAGGGAGAAAAGTTAAGTAATGCGCAACAAGGTTTATACAAAGTCATCCGTATCTGCACAGAGCCATAATAGTAAGTTTAAGATTGCAGAAGATGAGGATATTTACGACTCCTATAGCCAAGAGGAGGAGGATGACTTTGGTGATGAGTGGGATGATCTACAGGATTCTGTTACATTTGACAAGCAAAGAGTAAAGATTGACAAGGCTATCAAGAAGAATGGGGATAGAATCAAGTGAGAGCAAACTTTCTTGTTGACTCTTCTTGCAGGGAATATAATGTATTGCCTGCCGAAGAGCAGCTTAGACTTCATGAAAAATGGAAAAATACTGGAAAGCAAGCTTATCTTGATAAGTTGATTCTATCAAATATGAGGCTTGTTGTATCCCAGGCCAGAAAGGTAAGCTCCTCCAATCCAACTATAATGTACGAAGATCTGCTGCAAGAAGGTCTTGCAGGTCTTTTGCAGGCTGCTATAAAGTTTGATAATACAAATCTAAATGCAAACTTCTCATCATATGCAAGATGGTGGGTATGTGCTTATATAAAGAAATTTGTTATGTCTAATAAGTCGATAATTAAGATCGGCTCTACGACTAGCAGCAGAGCTTTGTTTATTAATATGTCAAAAGCAAGAAAAGAAGCTGAGGCTCTAGGTCTAGAAGGCAGAGCTTTAACTGAAAAAATAGCAGAAATAGTTGGAGTTTCTGTTGAAGATGTAGATCAAATGATGATAGCCTTGTATGGCTATGGCGTAGAGCTGGATAAGCCAATATCTCAGGGTGAAGGAAAAGAGTCAGTAAAGTTGCAAGATACTATTTCTGATGATGCCAAAAGTGTCGATGCCATGTTTAAAGCATCCTCTGAGGATGAGTATATGAAGCTTCTTGCGGATGGCATAGCTTCCCTGCCTGATGATGAGAGAGAGATTATAAATTCTAGATACCTATCTAATGAACCTGAAACGCTCAGACTTCTTGGCAAAAAGCTTGGTATGTCAAGAGAGTGGGTTAGAAAACTAGAAATTAGAGCCCTAGAAAGGTTGAAAAAGTTTATGGGAAGAGAGTTTGAAGTAAGAGAGTACTAGTGATATACTAATTTTTATAAGCCTATTATGATTAATAAATTAAAAAATCTAAAGGTATTGCTTAAAAATACAAATGCAGATTATAACATAACTAGGCTTATAAAAATTTCTGAATTAGACTCAGACAAAGCTCAATTAAAAATAATAGAAAATCTCTACGACTTACTGGAGCAGATAGCTCCAGGTTTTGGCGTTGGGGAAGTTCAAATACTAGAGCTAATAGCATCAGAGATTAAAGACGAGTCTTCTTTAGAAGGCTTAAAAAGTTTAGATCCAGAATTTAATACTGTAGAAGTAGGCGATACGCTTGAGGAGATATTTTCAAAAGTTTCTGGAAGTGCAACAAATGACAAAGAGCTTTTAAATATTATTGTAAGTTTCTTTTTGGAAAAAAACAAAAATGTATAAAGTTAAAAGCGGAATACACCCATTATTGATAGAAGAAGATTATCAAAGTACAAATTTTGTTGACGAAGATGGAAATGGCACAATCTTTTTAACCAAAGAAGTAGATGATAGATATTTATCAAAAATATTATCTATTGACTTATTTACAATTGCCTCAAATAAAGCGCACTCTTTAGTTTTTGTTAGCTACGAGTTATTTTTTATTGACTTCCAGTTATCCCGGTTTATAATGTATGGGTATGAAAAAGATAGTTTTAATGAGCTGCTAAAACTGGAGGCAACATTGAGTGATAATGTTAATATTGAGAAAGTTTATAAAGAATTACCCAAAGAGATGGTAAACCATCCAGACCATTATGGTGGTGCCAATAATCCATATGAAGTAATTAAAATTATAGAAGCATTAGGCGTATCGTTCCATATTGGAAATGTTCTTAAGTACATACTTAGAGCGGGAAAAAAGAATTCAGAATTAGAAGACCTAAAGAAAGCAAGATGGTATCTAGATAGATATATAGAGTTAGTTTCAAATAAAAGCTAAAAATTGGAGAATACATGAAGTTGAAAAAAAGTGTAAAAGTTGATGATCATGATCATGATGATGAATCTGGCGATAGTGAATCTTCCGAATCTAGTGGTGGAGTGATTCTACCTAGAGATGAGGAGTTGAGACTTCTAGGTCTTTATGGTGAGATTGAGGAAGGCAAAATATCACAGTTGATTGGCGCACTAATAGATATGTCTGAGCCATCTTCTATGAATGCAGAAAAAGAGACTGCTGAACTTCCAGAGTCTGAAAGAAAAATCAGACCAATTGAAATGTTAGTTTCCACACCTGGTGGTAATGCAGATGATATGTTTGCATTGTACGATGTAATGAGAATTGTTAGAAACAAATGTGATATAGTAACCTTTGGCTTGGGCAAGGTTATGTCCGCTGGAGTTCTTTTGCTAGCCAGCGGAACAAAGGGCAAGAGAAAGATTGGCGCCAATTGCAGAGTAATGATTCACTCTGTTATGGCTGGAAGCCAAGGATCAATCCATGATATTGAAAATGAAATGGAAGAGATTAAGTTTATGCAAAGTGCATACATTAGAGCTTTATCTGCCGAGACTTCAATGACTGAAAAGAAGCTCAAATCAATGATAAATAAAAAAGTAAATATTTATTTATCAGCAGAAGAGGCTGTTAAGCTAGGAATTGCAGACATTATAGTATAATAAAAATAGCCGGTAAAGGGTTTTTGCTGTTTCACCTTTTTTGCTACAAGCAAAGCAGAACAGCGTCAGTTTGTAGACGGCTATACTTTTTTGGGTGCTTACTTAGTGTAAGCACCCAATTTTTATTTATAGGTAGGATATAATGGCAATTTTAAAAAAAATAAAAGAATCGCTTATTGATAATAAATATGAGTGGAAGCATAAAAGATCTTCTAAGTGGCCATCAGTAAGGGATTCTTTTTTGGAAAAAAATCCAAGATGTGCTTTTTGCAATGGAAAAGAAAATTTGGAAGTACATCATATTAAACCGTTTCATATTGATCCAACTCTAGAATTAGACTATTCTAATTTAATAGTCTTGTGCGAATCAAAAAAATATGGAGTTAATTGTCATTTATTTTTTGGACATTTGGGTAATTACAAGAAAGAAAACCCTTCTATATTAGAAGATATAAATTTTTGGAAAGAAAAATTTAATTTTCTTTCCAAGCTTATCTAGTTAGTTGAAAAAACAAAAGAGGTAAAAATGAGTGATGAATTAGAAAGCTTAGATACCGATGATGACGACTCTGTAGTAGAAGGATACTCTACACTTGCAGCAGGATTTAAACTAGAAGACTTCTTTGGAAGAACTATTGATGTCGGTGATTGTTTTGCAACAATACTTGGATCAGGCAGACACAAGTATTTAGGTACAGGCGTTATAACTGGTTATAGAGAAACTCCAAAGCAAACAAGGATCTTTTATGATACAGGAATATACAGTCGCTCATCATATTTTCTTTTTTCAAAAAATGAAAAAATAAAAACACAACTTATAAAAATAGAAAATTTAGAGTTTTTGCTTAATGATTTGACTTTTCAAAATTTATATAAAGTATACTTAAAAACTCAAGATGATCTTGCAAAAAGGGCGCAAACAGGTGCAAAATGATCTATGTTATAAAATCTCCGACAAATGTCATTTCTTTGTTTGAAGTCAAAGATAACACAGACTTTAGAGGTAATGATTATTCTGAGGATCCGCCAAGCTTAGAAGATCCTTTTTTATGGGCTTCTCTAGGAAGAGATTCTTCAAAAGATAATTGGACTATTTGCAAGCTTTTCAAAACAAAAGAAAAGGCAGAGTCTCACGTCCCGAGGCATAGAGATCAAGATTTGAAATATTATAATTATAATTTTTCAACACAAGTAAAAATAATTGGAATATTAAAGGAGTTATAATGGTTGTACCTGTACAATACTCTTATTCAACGGCTATCCCAATAATGGAGGCAAATGCAGTTGATCAGTTAAATCAAGATAGATTCTTTATTGAAAAGATATTTTCAAATTCAAATTTTGATGATCTAATTGTTATAGAGGTTATAAAAGATATTTATGATGTAGGCTTTGATCTAAAAAAAGAAATAACATCAAAATTAGATGAATATATTCCGCAAAATATCTTTTCAATAATTAAAGATGGTAATTTAATAAGAAAATCTGGATTAAGAACATATAAAATTCCAAATACAGATTGCATAATACATCTTTCTTATTATGGGTTTGTTTTAGATAAAAAATATATTCAAGAATTTGAAAACCTTATTTCTTCTATAAAATTAGAAAGAAAAATTTATTTAGATGATTCTAAGTTAAATTCTGTAATTTGGAATGATAAAACCGAATCTCTTAAAAAAGATATAATTTTCTTTTCAAAATCAAAAAAATGGTTTGAAACAAGAGATCTTCCTTATTCAAGATCATATCTTCTCTATGGACCACCTGGAAATGGAAAAACATCAGCCATTAGGGCTATATCAAAATACTACAATAAGTCCGTAGAAACATTTTCATTTTCAGGTAGGTATGATGATCCTGATAAAGAATTTTCTGCCTGGATACTAAGTAGTGACGATGCTCCAAGGCCACTAGGTAGAATCATTCCCGAACTAAGTGATAACCCTATGCAAGTAAGCATTGAAACGGCAAAGAAAGTAAGAATTTTATTATTAGAGGATATAGATAGGTATTTTTCAGAAAAAGAATCTTCAAAGTCACAAGTATCTTTGTCTGCCATTCTAAACTGTTTAGATGGTGTAACTCAAAGAACTAATTCTATATTAATTGCCACTGCAAATGATCCAAAGAAATTAGATCCAGAGGTTTTCTTAAGACCAGGCAGATTTGATATGAGAATACCTTTTGATTGCCCAGATGAAACGGTAATTTTTAATTTTTTAAAAATATTATGTAAAAATGATACAGTAAGTGATGACTGTATAAAAAAGGTTTCCAAGACTATAGTTGGTCATTCAATGGCCTTTGTAAAGGGAATATTTTTAAATGCTGCAAACAAAGCATTTTCGGCTTCAAATTATAAACAAGAAAATTGTGTTATAACTGATTCTGATATTCTTGAATCAGCTGAGGAAATGCTATCAAATCTAGGAAGACAAATAAAGTCTAATAAGAATGGTCTCGGATATTAATAGGGATAAAAGAGGCTGCCATACTAGAAGCCAGTAGTTTTTAACTACTGGCTGTTTTTTTTTATTGACGCCGTAAAAAGCCTGGTTATAATGCTATGGCCATAGGCAGCTATATGCACCATGGAGCTGTATTTAAAAATAAATCAAAAGATAAAGATGAATATTAATAATAATATAGAATTCAACTCTACAACAAAGTGCATTAAATGTGACAAGTTTTTTAATCCGATAATATTTTCGGATCGTTATAAAGAAAAAAAGACTCTACTAAAAACAGATAGTAAAAAGGAAATAATATTTCCCCCAAAGTTTAACCTGGCTATTAAGTGCTACGATTGCCATACCATTCAAGTTATAAAACATTTTGCTAATCCAAAAGAATATCTTAAAAAAATAGAAAATTATCTGGCGTTTGATATAAACAATGATGGCTGGCATAAAGAATACCTTGCAGCAACAGATAAGAATATTTTTCTAAAAAATCTTCTAGATAACCAATAATAGGATTTTCAAGTGAAAGACTTTTCAAAGATTGATCCATCTCATTTTATCGAAAATGATAGTTTTTACAAAACAAATTGGATAAAAAGAAATTTTGCATATGATTACTTTTACTTGTATGATCCAAAAGTCCTCTATGAAGATAGGGACACCTATATTGATAGGGTAAAAAAATTATCTGAAATAACAAATATAATGCCCTCAATTATAAGTAAGTTTCCTGAAATAACAACCTTCAAAGATGTCGAAAGTTTTATTTTAAATTTTGATAAAATAGCAGATATGATGAAGAATGACAGGCTAGACAGCCTCTTTGGAGGAAAAGATTTTATTTTTGACAAAACTGAAAAAATATTTTCAGATTTAGAAATTCTTGAAGATGTCTGTAGTAAAGCAGAAGCTGATGTATTAAAGCTAGTTTATGCAAGCAAAGAGCGCGTAATACATCATTACTGCAAGAATTATAGAGTACGCAATGTATGTGATATTGGAAGCTCTATAGTAGAATACAGAGCAGTTGGTGCACCAGGATATGGTCACCAGCTAAATATACCAGGTCTTATAAAGAAAATGAAAAGTTCAAGACTAAGCTATAGCTCTGTTTCATCTAACACCAGCTTTGCTCTTGGCGGAGAAAGATACGCCATTGACGGCTACTGTTCTGTAGAAAATTATGTAAATAATATAAAAATCTATAAAGAATGTGATATTTATAATCAATGTATAGAAGAGTATATTAAAGTTTACGATATAAAAAATATAATGGCAAATATTTTAAATATTCTTTATAGAAAAAATTTTGATCTATGCAACTCAATGAGCATGGTTAAACACAATAATCACAAATTTTTTATACATAAGCATACCGATTCTGGTGTTTCTATTTTCACCGAAAGAGATTTTTTAGATGACTGATATTGAGATTGTTTATAATCCTGGATATAAATGTATTGGATGTAATAAATTATTTCATCCAATAAGCGTAAATCGTACCAACTCTCAATTTTTCATAAAGACTAATGAAGATGGAACTATTAAAATTCCCATTGAAAAGGCTACATTCATAACATGCTTAAGTTGCAATAAAATGCAGGCAATACCTTATTTTGAATCACTAAAAAAATATGTTGAAATTAATAAATATGATATAGCTTTATCTATTCTTGATCTAAAGTGGTGCGAAGAATATATGTATTCCTTAAACAAGGAAGAGCTGATTTATACATGGGAATCTAAATATAAAATATAAGGAATTATTATGGGTGATTCAGAAAGATTTTATGTGCAATCTAGTAAAACTTCTAAAGATAGATATTTTCTTAGTCAAAAAATAATAGAATACGTAATGTCTTCTGTGTCAAAAGAAGTTTATGAAGAATTTGACAATAATGATGTTTATGATAAAATTTCAAAATTTATAAAACTTATAAATTATACTGATAACTGTTATGAATATTTAAAATATAAAGATATTTTTGATATTGCTGATAATTTTTTAGATATTTCAATGAAAATATTATATGGAAAACAAGAAGATCTTTTTATAGATAAGGATTTGCTGTTTAGAAAAACACTTAATGAAGTTCTTGAAAAAAAAGAATGTAGAAAAAAATTAAACGAAAAATCACAGATTATTAAAAATTTAATAAATAAAACAAAAAATTACGAAATTAACCATATTAAAACAATTGATGGAGTTTCAAGTGTGGAAAAATTCTCATGTCAAGAATTTTATGACAATTGCACACTTGAAACTCCAAGTACAATAAATAGCAAAACTAATGAGAATGAAAATCTTTGTGTCTCTGGAAGAGATCTGTCAGTACAGTCATCACTATCTATAATTGGAAATAGAGTTAGTTTGGCTGGATATAAATGGATTGAACAAGATATTGACACTAAAAACTCTAGATACTTTCAAGAATGTGAAGATTTTCATGATGCTTCAAGAGAATGCTTGAACAAAGTAAGAGTTGTTAACTTTTTATCTAGAGCTATTCCATTTATATATTCAGGGAAGATAAGTAATTCTGAATTTATTGGCATTTATAAGCATAAAGATATAAAATTTATTATTCATTTATCAGGACCAAATGATGCTGGTTCTATCTTTTTAGAATCAGATCTTGAGTCTATTAATTAATATTTTATATATTATGCAAAATATAGAATTAATAAACATATACCATAAAGATTTTAAAAAAAGTCTTGAAACTTATAAAATTTTTTGTAAGAAAAATAATATTTCACTAATCCAGCAAGAGCTGGATTCTCCTATTACAAGTGCTGAGTATATTCCGGTCATGCTTGGAACGCTGTACTCTACAATGTTTCTTTCTACTGCCGAATGGATAATAGTTTGCGGACCATATACAGCAATTAATAATTTTAATTTTGAAATAGAAAAAATAACAGATTGTGGAAGCGATGTTATTTTATCGGCCCCAATAAAAAATTCAAGAATATTAAATTTTTATTTTTTTGCATTAAAAAATAATGCTGAAAACAAAGCATTATTAAGAAAAATTTTGGCAATTGATGTGTCAGTTGCAAAGTTTGGTGAATGTGCCGCAAAAAATTCAAGAGATATGGAAGCCTACTCAAAAAAAGTTTTAAGCTTGTTTAACGATTTAGGTGTTAAATATTCTATTTTTACAATTCAAGATATATTCTACTTTAACAGTGCTGTAAATCCACATCCAGATTTTTTTCTTGCTTCATATGCTGATGAAGATATTAGTCATGAAGCAAGCTATGTAAATCTAGAAATGAAAATAGATTTAAATATAAAAAATATAGAACTAGAAAAACACTATGATACGGATACTTGCATAGTATCTTTATTTACTGATAATATAAAAAATCAAGGCTTATTATCTGCTGAATCAATTAAGCTTTATTGTGATAAAAATAAAATATCATACAAAATATATGATTTTGCAATATTAAAAAATCAACCTGGAAATTGGTCAAAAACGTTTGCAATAAACGAAGTATTCAAAAGATATAATACAGTTATTTGGGTTGACTCAGATATTGTATTTACAAATCCTAATAAATCTATTTTAGATATATCAAAAAACTTCGATCATAGCTTTATTGTTTGCAAAGATCCATCATCAGATCACTTTTTTAATTCTGGTTTTATGATATTTAAGAAGTCAGACTTTTCTAAAAAATTATTAAATTACGTTTGCTCAGATATAATTATAGCAGGTGATAAAAGCTCTGTCTACTCTTTTGGCGGAGATCAAGCTATGTTGATTAAAAGATGCAAAGAGCTTGGAACGGAAAATAGAGATTATTTGAGACTACCAGAATCTGTATTTAATTCTCATCCAGTAAACTGGAAAGAAGGAGATATGGTAATGCATCTAATGGGGTACGGAGGATCGTTTAGAGAAAAATATATGAGATATTTGCTAGACAAATATAGCAAAGAGGAGTAATATGCAAAACAAAATACCATCTTACGATGATCTAATGATAGAGGTTTGCAATAAAAATGTTAACGTTTACTATCATCCAACAATAGATGGATTAGTTGGTTTTAACTATTTAGACTCTGTTACCTATGATAAAAAATGGAATAATGTAAATATTTGGGCAAGAGGTATTCTATTTTATAACAAAATCTGCATAGCAGTTCCTTTTACAAAGTTCTTTAATATAGAAGAATTAAATGATGACTTTATGGATAAGGAAATTCTTTTTGCCCAAGAAAAAGAAGATGGATCTTTAATAATATCATTTGTAATAGGCGGGGAAGTTCATTTTGCAACAAGAGGCTCTTTTATTTCAGAGCAAGCTAAAATAGCCAAAAAAATATGGAACGATAGACATAATGGTTTTGTTGATCTGGAATACTTAGAAAAAAATACAATGTTATTTGAACTAGTAGGACCTTCAAATATAAACATATGCAAAAAACATAAGCAAGATGAGCTGATTCTTTTATCCACAATAAATATTCAAACTGGAATTGAGTTAGACCAGTTTGATTCAGATATATTGTCTGACGCCATTGGTTGCAAAAGACCAGTAATGTACTCAATAAAAAGTGCCAAAGAAATTTACAATAAAATAAAAGAAGATAAAAATCCAAACTTTGAAGGAATTGTTATAACATTAAAGGATGGATATAAAGCAAAAATAAAATCAATTAAATATTTTGAGCTCTCAAAATCTGTTTCCAGGCTAAACTCAACATCGTATATATATGAAATATGGGAAGATTATGAGCTATCTGGATCTATAGATTTTGAAAAGTTTTTCATTCCAGATGAATTTTATCCAGATGTAATACAAAAAGTTACAGATATTTCTTTTGCTTTTAATAAGCAAGCTTCTATATGGGATAATTCTTATAATTTTTTGCTTGCACTAAAAAAATCAGGAAAAGAAAGAAAAGATATTTCAATTGAGAATCCCGATCTAAGATGGATGCTAACTGATTTATTTTCAGGAAATGAAAAAATATCAAATGATAAATATATAAAAAATTTTAAAAAGAGTATTTAAATGAGAAGAATATCCTGGGATAAGTTATGGATGGAGATGGCAACCCTTGTTTCTTTGAGATCTGCGGATGAAAAAACAAGAGTTGGATGCATAATAGTATCAGATGATAATACAAGAGTTTTATCATTGGGATATAATGGTGATGAAAAGGGAGGTCAAAACAAAAGAACTTCCTTAGACTCTGGTTTGTCTGGCTTTATTCATGCAGAAGTTAATGCTTTAATAAAGCTTGATTATGCTTCAAATCATAAAAAAATAATGTATGTAACACATTCTCCATGTGAAATGTGTGCAAAAGCCATTGTAAATGCAAATATAAATAAAGTTATTTATGATAATTTTTATTCAGAAGGCGGTATAAGAATATTGGAATTAGCCAATATTGAGGTTGAAAAAATAAATATAGAGGTATAAATGCTAAAAAATAGATATGGATATGCTTGTATAAATATGACCTTGTCTAATAATGTTTCAGCAAAAAATAAGATTACAACAAATAGATCTATGATCAAAAAAACTTTTGATCAAAAAGGAGTCGCCTATGCTTCCGAGCTTGCATTACAAAACTGTACAGATCTAGTTTCAATAATAAAGTGGAATGAAAAAAATAATATAAAGTTTTATAGATTAAGCTCAGATATATTTCCATGGGCTTCACATTATAATATATTGGATCTTCCAGATATAAAAGAAATATCGGCCAATTTAAAACTTGCCGGAGACTTGGCAACAATATATGGTCAAAGACTTTCATTTCATCCAGGGCCGTTTAATAAGCTCTCATCTCCATCAGAAAGTGTTGTTTTAAATACTATTAAAGATCTTGAAAATCATGGCGTTGTATTTGATCTAATGGGTCTTTCAAGGACTCATTTTAATAAAATTAATATACACGTTGGCGCAGCTTACGATGATAAGAGGGTTGCGCTAAAAACATTCTTGTCAAATTTTGATAGATTATCTGAAAGTGTAAAGACAAGACTTACAGTTGAGAATGATGACAAAGAAGGTCTTTATTCTACCTTAGAGTTATATAATGAGATATACAAGGTATCCTCAATTCCAATTGTATTTGATTATCATCATCACAAATTTTGCGGTGGTGGCTTAAGTGAAAAAGAAGCTCTAGAGCTTGCTTTAAGCACATGGGGCAATATAACACCTGCAACTCATTATAGTGAGTCAAGATGTGACCACTTTCGTGATGGCTCAAAGCCTCAAGCTCATTCCGATTATATTTACAGCAAAATCAACACTTATGGTCGCGAATTTGACTGCATGATTGAGGCAAAACAGAAGGAGCTAGCCCTAATCTACTACAGGGATAGCATACTACCCCAAGAATAAAAAAATACTTGGCAAGAAAAAAAATTATTGTCGCAGGTAAATCGCCGATTATAATGTACCCGTGGATGCTGTCCACGCTCGAAATAACAAAAAAATGGTGACAAAATGGATTCACAAGATAGATGGGAAGATGAACTACCAAATGGTTGGGATGAGCATTTCTGCTTTAATATAGTTGATTTTACACCAGGCTCAAGAATGGCCGTACAGCTATATGGAAAGCGAGAATGGGGGAATGTAGTTTCATCTGATCAAACTTATTTGACTGTAACTTATAGAACAGAAACTGGAGCTAGAAAGACAGTAGGTATAAACAGCGTAGTATACCTGGACTGGTAATGAAAAAAGATGTCCTTTCAGAAAAGGAATATATTGAATTAATAGAGGCGTTATCAGAAGTTCTAAACAAAGCAAATCTGAACGGTTTTCAAAAGACAGATATATTGGCAGTTATGCTGCTTGGATATCTAAGCATTATTAGCACTGAGCACGGTTTAAAAGTTGCAGAAATACTGTCCACAGTTCCAGGTTTGCTAGGATCAAGAGCAGATACTGTTAAAAAAATTCCTGAAAAGGAAAATAAAGAGGCTTCAAAATTAAACTTTAGAAGTCTAAGGCAATTAGGCGTAGTAAGAGATCATTGGGGTTTAGATCCCGCATTATTAACAAACAATCACTAAGGAGATGTAAAATGTCAAGCACTGTATCAGCAACTCAAGCTAAAATTGTTTCAAAGACCAAATCAACCAAGGGCGCTCAATTTTCCATTATCAATGGCAATCCTTCTAAGTCAGCAGGAAGTAACAATCTAACTATTACTATGAAGTCAGAGGACTGGAGAATTGTAGATCCTACCGTAAGAATGAATATTAGAGAGGCTCGTGCTCTAAGAGCTTTCTTGAATGAGGCTCTAAGCGACGAAGTAGACTCCGCTGAGTAATTAACTCTTAAAACCACAAAAAGTGGGTGTAATTATTACACCCACTTTTTGTTTAATGGAGGTTGCATGAGAAAAGTACATTGGGTATCAAAATCAAGTGATAAAAAAATAGGTGAAGTATTAGCTAGTTATTCTCCGCTTGAATCATGTCCTGATTCATGTCAACTAAAGACAGGAGGCTGCTATGCTTGGGGCTTGTTCTATCTTAGAACTTTGGGCAAAAAGATATCCAATGGAGTCTTGCAGCCAAAGTCATTAACACAGGCCCTAGCTTCCAGATCTGTCTCTGCAAAGATTGCAAGACATAGAGTTGCAGGAGACGTTGTTGGAGATGTTAAAGCAACTCTAAAAGAGTGTGAAGAAGTAAAAAAATCGGGACTTATAAATATAGGCTATACACATACTTGGAAAGAAGAAGACTCACAGCCGCTAAAAAAATTCTTTAGAGCTTCATGCAATGATCTTGATGATTTAAAAGAAGCTTCAAGTATGGGCTGGGCAGCTACAATTGTTGTAGATGGAAATGTTCCAAAATCAACCACTATAGCAGGCAAGAAAGCAGTTATTTGTCCGGCTAGACATGGAGTTCCTGGAAAGAAAGATATATCATGCAATGATTGCACTTTGTGTAGGGTCGATGATAAAACAAAGGACATTACAGTAATGTTTAAAGTTCATGGAAGTGCTGCAACATTAAATGGCTCAAAAAATAAGGTTCTTTATTTTAAATGACAAAAATTCTAATAGATAGCTACAATCTAATCCATCGCTCTAGATTTAATTGGGGCGGTGGACTTGCAGATGGCAAAAATCAAATTGTTTACAATTTTTTCAAATCTTTAAAGCCAATAATAGATACTTTCTCTCCAGAAAGAGTTTATTTTATCTTGGACGGAAAGCCAAAGAAAAGATTGGAAATGGATTCAGAATATAAAGGCAATAGAAAGTTGGTTGATCCAACTCAGGAAGAGTTGGATTATTGGAAAAGCTTTCATCAGCAAAAAAGAATTATCATTGATTCTGTAAAAGAATTTTTTCCATTTATTACTGTTTATCATCCTGATCATGAATGTGATGATATTTTAAATTACCTTGCAACCACCCTTTACGGTGAAAAAGTAATTATATCCTCTGATACAGATTTTATACAAACTCTAGATTTGTCTGACAAGGTTTCTCTTTGGAATCCTATAGAAAAAACTTATCGACAAAAAATGGATGTAGACTACACCAGTTATAAAGCACTTGTTGGTGATAAAACAGATAATATACCTGGGGTCAAAGGTGTTGGAAAAGTTGGTGCAGTAAAGATGCTCAAGGATAAATCAATCTTTGAATTAAAACTTAAAAATCCAACATTCAAACAAGAATATGAGCACTCTTATAATCTTGTTAAATTTGCCGATCTAAAAGAAGAAAAAGATTCTATCTTGTTTTACAATGGAATTTTAGATTCTGATAAAATTTACAACTTATTTGAGTCTTTAGATTTAAAATCAATGATAGCAGAAAAATATTTTAATTCTTTTATAGAAACTTTGGATAGAATAAAAGATGAGTAGTATTGTAGAATACCATTCAATAGAAAGCCCTACAGTAATAGGAGTTGTATCATCAAATCCAAAATGTTTGGGTCCAAACTTACTATTTGGAAATTTTGACAACACTAAGTATTTAGTTCCTTTTAAAATAATAAAAAATTGCAATAACAATACTTACATTGCATTATCATCAGAAGAATCTGATTTAAATGGCTCAGATAGATCAAATCTTTGCAAACTTATAAATACAAAAAGAAAAGAATTAAACAGCATATCTATTGGCTCTATGCTTTCAATATCATTTTGTCCAGAATATATTCTAGACCAAGAAAAGGTATATAAACTTATAAATTCTGCAATAGAATCAGAAATAGATATTAGCAGCTTTAGACTTCAGAAGGCTTCTGATGATTTAAAATTAGAAATTTTATTATTGTCAACTAGACATATTGCAACTTTTGATAATACAGTTGCTTTAATAAAATTAGCAAATTTAGTATTTAATGATACTTCAATTGTTATATCATTAGGTGCAGTTTTATCTCATGATGAAATTCCACCAGTATGTATGAATATTCAAAATTTTGAAACAAAGCGTGTTATAAATACGGTAGATTGTATGGCAGTTTTGGTAGACGAAAGTAAAGATAATTGTAATAATGTTCATAAATATTATTACAATGTAATTTTAAAATATGTAAACACAAATAAGGAGATAGCATGAATAATTACGACTATTTTGGTAAAAATACAAAAGACTATTCAAAGCTTTTTACAAAAATGGATATAGACTCTTATAAGAACTATATTGATGCTGTAACAAAAGAGCTATATCAAAATGTAGCTGGAAGAAGCTTTACTTATGAAGAGGTGGCCAATTGCCTTGTGGCAACACTAGAAGTTCCTGGTTATGATCTTACAACGTTAGAGGTAACCATTGAAGGCGGGCAGCTAGTTGCTACCGGAACACCCCCAAAGGATTCAAAGATCTCTCCAGTTAGATCTGTACTGCATATAAATGCAGATCTTCTAGATGTTGGGCTTGCAACAGCAACAGTTAAAAATGGTATACTTTCTGTCTCTATTCCAAGAAAACAGAAAGATGCCAGCTCAGGCAAAGTTAAAGTAAAATTTGCATAATTAAAAGCGGGCAATTGCCCGCTTTTTTATTTTACAACTGGCTTTAAAGTTCTGCTTAGTCTGTTTAGATCTTCAAGTGTTATATAGCGGCCCTTACCAGGCTCCTGATTGTATACTGGAGTTTCTTCTGGCTCTGCTAAATGCTCTGTGCATATCTCTTTTATTGCTTCTACTGCACTTCCAAAGCTGCTCTCTAAAATGCTATCATTTGCAAATTCATAACCCATAATTGGTAATGCTAATAGAAAGTTTGCCCATCCAGTTAAAGGTTTTAATACCATAGCAGATCCTAGCGATACCGCTAGATCTACAACATCTAAGAATAAATATAGTGCGCCAGCCACAGATGAAACAAAGTCGGAGCTATAAGCTTGAAGAGTTTTTGAAATTTCAAGCAACTGTGCCAGATCATCTGGAGAGTCTTTGTGTTGCTCAATAAGCATTTTTAATTTTTTTCCATTTTCTTTTATGTTATTTGGAGTTGGTATTGCAGCATCTTCTATTCCAAATTTCTGCAAAGGAAGGGAGTATAACACCTTCTTACCATTCTCATATGATTCATAAAGATTTTTTCCAAATATAATTAAATCTGTAATAACCGCAAAGCCCATCAGACCTTTTCCAAAAAGCTCTCCAAATGAAGCTGCTTCTTTCTTTGGAAGCTCTTCTTTGTCTGCTGTGGCTATAGAATAAAATGCTTTTATTTTATTTATTTTTGCAGTCTTTGCTTGATAAGATTTTGCAGAATCTATTACTGCTCCAGTAGTTTCTTTTATAGAATTGTAAGCTCCTTTTATTCCGCTTACAATCTTTCCGTTTATTTCGTCTCCTATTTTGTCCAAAAAGACAACGCTGTAGGCTGGCTTGTCACATGCCGCCAATAGGTCCTCCCATTTTTTCTTATCTGGATAACTCATTCTGTAGCCATGGTCCTGCGCCATGGTTATAATGCCAGTGGACGCCGCCATGGCGGCTATTGCATTTTTTCTATTAAAATAAATATTGGAGTAGTTCTTCATATGGCAATCCTAAAATTTGAAAATCAATTTGGAAATAATACTATTAAGTCAATAATCCCAAAAGAATTAATAGATAATGGGGTTGTAATAGCTGGCGGATTTCCTTTGGCAGTATTTCTTGAGTCACTTAAAATTACACAAGAGTTTCATAAAACTGAATTTCTAAAAATGATTAAAAATAATTTTAAGCAACTTAAGTATGGAGATATAGACTTATGGCTAATAGAGGATTCGGAAAAATCTGAAAAATATATATTGATAGATGAGCTATCTAGGTTGAAAAATGGTCAAATACTAAAAGTAGACAAGACTAAAGATTTAGATGATTCCCTCTTTAACTGCATCAAAAGCAGTAAATATGCTTCAACTTTTAACATCCCAACCAAAAGGGGTAACCATTATGCTGCGTTTAAACTTCAGGTTATGAAGAAAAAAGTAAAGTCTGCCATAAATGCTATTGAAGATTTTGATTTAAATATATGTAAAATTGCATGGAGCAATGATATCTTTTATGTGGACGAGTCTGTAATTACAGATTATAAAGACCAAACATTGTCCCCATCTGACTCTTTAAAGCTAAATATAAATTCTTCTAAAGAAGGGCTTGCTTATAACTCTTTAAGATATCTAAAATATTGCAATAGATACTCCTTGGAGCCTACAAAAGAGTTATATGACTATATCATTCATTCATTTTTAACTTGCTACAATAATATTGCTGATGAGATTGATCTTGCAAAGAGTAGTCGAGCCGTCCCTATTTCAACTCTTTTATTGCCAAATGTTTTACCAACTAGCAATTCTCATTATATAGAGGGTGGAATTAATCTATCAACTCTGGCTCATGATCTTGTATCTGTTCGATATTTGGAGCAGATAGTGAAATTTAAAAATTCAGATAAATCATTTTTAGCTTATCTTGTAAATGAAAAAAAATACAAACATATATTAAGCGAATATTTTGAAAAAAATAAAGAAAACAATTATGAAACAACTTCTTTAAATTGTGAATACAATAGCCCTATTCTTGTAAGAGAAGGATATGTAATTAATCCATCTACTCATTTTTCTTGTGGAAAAATAGAAAGCATTTCAGCAGAAATTTTTAACAAACAATAATAAAAGGCATTAAAATGGAAATCAAAAGCGCAAAAGAACTAAATGCATTTAGAGATACAGTTGATAATTGCAAGGACAAAGATATGATTGAAGCAGCAATAGCTTTGCTGGAAGATAGACTCAAGGTCAACAGAATGAAAAGAGAGATTGAGCAGCTTGAAGCCGGAATGTATGATGGTGCCAAATCATTATTTTATTTCCTTACACTTCCACTTTCTGACGATGAGCTAGTCTATGCAGCAGAGAGATCAAAGGGCAGACTAACAAGAATGAAAAGAGAAGAGGATCTAAAGAATCCTCCTAAGGTTGAAAATAAAGATACAGAAGATGAGGAAAATCCTTAATACTGCAAACTAAGGGAGGGTAAAACCCTCCCTTTTTATTTTATGGCCATTTGGTATAATTTCTTAAAAAGGAGGTATAATGAATAAGCAAGCAAAAGCTGGACTAGTTTTATTATTAGTGGTTTCATTACTTGGAACCTGTAATGACAAAGAATCTTCAATTACAAATATTAATGAATCATGTTCTTATGATTTAAAGATGGATACTGGTTCATCTATAGATGAAACCGCAACTGATACATCAGAAGTTTGTTTTCAATAATTTAAAGGAGTTTTATATGAGTAAAGATGTAAAGTTTGCCGCAGATGCAAGAAATGGGCTTCAAGAGGGTTTGGATATACTGGCCAATGCAGTAAAAGCAACTCTAGGGCCAAAAGGCAGACATGCTGCAATAGAGAGAAAATATGGACCACCTCTTATTACAAAAGACGGAGTAACTGTCGCTAGAGCAATAGATCTAGATGATAAGGTTAGAAATATGGGAGCACAACTCATAAAGGCTGTTGCATCCTCAACAAATGCAACCGCCGGAGATGGAACTACAACTGCTACAGTTTTAGCTCAAGCAATATACAATGAGGGAGCAAAGCTTGTTGCAGCAGGTCATAATCCAGTCTTAATAAAGAGAGGTATTGATAAGGCTACCGCCGCAGTTGTAGAAAAGCTAAATATTATTAGAAGTAAAGTCTCCAATGATGATGAAATCAGAAATGTTGCAATTATTTCTGCAAATAATGATAGAGACCTTGGAAGTCTAGTTGGAGAGGTTGTTTCGACAGTTGGAAATAATGGAACAATAACGGTAGAAGATGCAACTGGCTCTGAAACAAGAGTTATTTATTCAGAGGGCGTAGACATTGATAGAGGATATATAACTCCAAACTTTATAAATAACTTTGAAAAAATGACTGTAGAGTTTGAAAATCCATACATACTAGTATATGATGGAAAGCTTTCAAGCTCAAGAGATGTTTTAAAAGTTCTTCAATCAGTTTCTGAATCTGGTAGGCAAATATTGATAATTGCAAAAGATGTAGATGGAGAGGCATTACAAACACTCGTTGTAAATAGGGCAAAGGGATCTTTACATTGCTGCGCAATTAAGGCTCCAGGATTTGGAGATATAAGAAGAGACATGCTATCAGATATAGCTGTACTCTGTGGAGCAACATTCTTTACTCAAGAAGAATTAGACATTCTAAAGGATGCTGATAAGTCATCACTTGGAACTGCTAGAAAAGTTATTGTTACAAAAAACAATACTACAATTGTAGATGGCGGAGGCTCTCAAGAATCAGTTGCTCAAAGAGTTTCTGCACTAAAGAGTCAGCTAGAAGATCCGTCTATGATTGATTTTCAGCTAGCAAGCCTTAGAATGAGACTTTCTGCTTTAACTGGAGCAATAGCAGTAGTTAAGGTTGGTGGCGTATCAGAAGCAGAGATGAAAGAAAGAAAGGATAGAGTTGAAGACGCTATTAATGCCGTTAGGGCAGCAATAGACGAGGGGATCGTATCAGGTGGTGGATCATCCTTGCTTCACTGCGTACAGCATCTACAAGCGGTTAAAGCGTCTTGCAAGCTATCTCCAGAGGAGTCCGCAGGATTTGATATAATCGAGAAGGCAATAAAAGCTCCATTCTTGCAGATAATGAAAAATGCAGGAGTTGAAAATCCATTTTTAATTATGGAAAAAATAATTGAAAGCAACAATTTTCACTGCGGATATGATGCATTAAATAATGTATTTTCAGATAATATGGTTTCTTTGGGCGTTATTGATCCGTTGAAAGTAGTCAGATCTGCACTACAAAATGCAGCATCAGCCTGTGGAACCCTATTGACTACCGAAGTTACCATTTTTTCAAAGGAGCAAACCAAGGATTAAAAATTTTCTGATCCAGGAAATTTAACCATTATGGATGGGGGAGTAGACCCCATCCATTTTTTTTTGGAGAAAACATGCAAACTATAGAAACAGAATATTGTCTAAAACACCTTATAGGTATTGGTTTGAAATCAGTAGCCTCTTCTTATGCAGAAAAAGATAGAAAGGCGTACAGAGATTTCTGTATGCTTCCATTAGATTTTGTTTTGGATTTTTTTCCATACCTTGATGCATCAACAAAAGCAGCTATATTTGATAATAATGCAGAACTAATTATCGAACTTGTAAAAAACAGAAAAAATTCTGAGGTTTTAAAGTGATTAAAAATTTAACTATGGCACCGCAGACCAAGCCAAAGCTTCAGCTTATAGCTGAAACAGAAGACACATCTGAAGATGCTGATATTGAAATTCCACAAGAAATATTTGATAAGTCTCTTCAGGTAAAAGAGATTTACTCAAATCTAGCTAAATACGATCTTCGCATATCATTTGAGTTGAATGACTTCAATACTATTTCTTATTTGGAAAAAATTGGTCTAATAGATGCGCTCTATTATTCATACTCATATGATAAATCAAAAGATTTTGAAACAATTGCCAACAGTGAAAAATATCTTGAAAGATATAAAGATGTAATTTTATCAAGTAGGCCTTTCTTTTTAGAAATATTTAAAGGTGCTAACTTAGCAAGCATTGAGTTTCCTTTTTATAAGGAAGTTTTAAGCAAAGAGCTAAACAATCTCTACTATGGAGATATTGAATCTCTCAAAGATTTTGTAACAAATAAAGATTCTATTATTATCAGGTCAATTGTTCAAAGTCCTGAAAAATTTGACTTGAAAAGACTTTTTATGATTTATTTGATTTCGTATATGAAGTATATACTTCCTACCAGGGACTCTTCAAGCCATGGCACTAAAAATCTGGAAACCCTTACATCTTTACTGCCAAAAGAATATGTCATTGCTGCTATGCAGAGAGTTGCTTTTAAAGACTCAGAAGACCAATCTCCTTATGTAAGAGGATGTATGTATTCCCTTTTTGTTGAAAGGGGATATTTAACAAAAAGAACTTCAAGGAAGATCAGATCTGAGCAAAGTGAAAGAGCCTGCTATATGGCAGTTGAAACACTTTTCAATCCAGATACTTATCCAAAGTATGAACATAACATAGAAGAAATCCTAAGCACCTTTCAGGACGTAAGACACCATGCTGTTCAAAATCTAATTGCCAGAAGATGTCCCGATGGATCTGTTTGGAGATTTGTAAACTTTATTTCACCAGCGGCCAGAGAAACACTAAAAGATAGGATGATGAAATGAGTATTGTTCCACTACCACCAGCTATCAATATACCTCCTTCAACTTCAGATATGCGCATAACATGGCTTGCAACTCCAATTCATAAAAACTTTATTCGCAGATTCAAGAAAGAAGCCTCTTATAATTGGGAAGATGATCAGTCAGTTGTAGATAGCCTTATCATTACGCCAGATGAAACAATCTTGGGTGTTAAGACAAGCGCAATTGCTAAATACCTGGATCATAAAAAAGTTGTAAACATAATGCTTGGATATGAAAAGCTATCAACTGATCCAAAGGATTATTTTATCAAGGATAATGATTCTTTTTACACCTATCTTGCTCTTAATGCTGATTACTCTTCTGAAGAAGAAGACGACGAGGAAGAGGAAGAAGATACTTAAAAATGGGGCCATATGGCCCCATTTTTTTTACTAATATTTTTCAACGATATATGATAAAAGACAAAATAATAAAAACAGCACTAATTGAAGACTCCACAATTGTAGATCCTGCTTCTGGAAAGCAGATAAGGGTTTCTACAACTGTTAGAAAAAAATATAGAGAATATTTTGCAGGCCAAAATGGAAGAGAGGATCTTAGTCATATTAGAAATCTTGAGCTAAATGATATTATTGCAAATGATTTTGCTCAGTCTTCATCAAACGTAAAACATATGTTTACGTCAAAACAAGATCCTACTAAAAAAGAATTCATAGAGATTAGATCTATAAACCGTGGACAAAGAGCTGTTGCCTTTAACATGTTTTTTTCAGTAATAAGAGAATCAACTATTGATATAATCACATTATCTAAAAATTGGATAAAACCAACAAAGAGTCCTAGAAAGGTCGTGTATCAATGATTGATATCATCAAGTTAATCCACTTAAACGGCAGGTGGAACAAAATCTCAAAAAAAGAGATTAATAAAGCCGTTGCGATGGCTACCGCTTTGCTTGCGGCTGGCAAAAAGAAAGGAACAAGCGACAAGATCCTAGAAAGGAGGGTTATATCCTTGCTACCGGATTGGGTAAATTCCATCAAGAGGTGATGCTTGTTGGTGGAATTTTTACTATCCACTTGGTTCTTGAATATATACTAAGCAGTATTGTCAACCTTGGCAACCAAAATAAAAAATTGCCAAGAAAATTTTTATGGCTAAATTTTAAACGTGGTGATGCACAAAAAAGGGTTGCGAAATGGTAGAGGTCAATAAAGCAATATTAGATGGTGGTTATTTAAAATATTTGAAAAATCTTTCATATTTGCTTAAAACTATGAGTCATTTAGATGAGTCTAAAATTGTTGATAATATTTTATATAAAACAGCAAGATATGATTTTGATGCTTCTAAAAAGCTAGTCATAACTGCTGGACCACCAGGCATTGGAAAGTCTACAATATCAAATCTGGTTCTAGGCGGTTTAGGTTTTAAAAGTTATGATTCAGATTTCTTTTTACAAAGCCTCCTAAAAAAAGAGAATATGCCGCTAAAAATGAACGAGTACTCTGACGAACAACTTGAAAAGATGTATAAAATACGTGAAAATGTATTTAGGGTCATAGAAAAGGCTCATGAAAATACCGTATCAAAAGGTCAGGGACTTATTATAAATATAACTGGATCTGATGCTCAAAAAACAATTGAGCTTGCAAATCTTTTCAAAGAAAGGGGCTATTCTGTAAAAATGCTTTATGTCGATGGCAGCCTTGACATGGCATTGGAAGGAAACTCAAAAAGAGAAAGGTCAATTCCAGTAGAGGGCGAAATGGGACTTATAAGCAAATATAATAAAGTTGCACAAAATAAAGAAACATTTAAAAACTTTTTTAAAGATGATTTTCATTATTATTATAATTCAAAAGACAAAACTCCTAGTTTGGTAAATAATGAAATACAATCTTTATCAAAGATTTTTCTAAACTGGAGTTGACTTGGATAGATCTATAAAAATAGCTAAATTATTTAAAATTGCATCTGAAACAATTACATCATTTGACTTTGATGATACAATTAGATCATCTATAACTGGAAAATTAAATCAAAATATAATTAAAGAAATTATGTCTGCCAATGCAAATGGAAAGGTATACCTAGTCACTGCAAGGCAAGATACTATTGAGAATAAAAATTTTGTATTATCATTTTTAAGCCAATCAGGGCTTTTAAAATACTTTAATGATTTTTACTTTACAGGTGGTTTAAAATATCCAAAGCTACTAGAGTTGAGAGTAGAGCATCATTATGATGATAATGATTTAGAAATTCAAGAGGCAAAAAAAAGAAAAATTAGATGTACTAAAGTTGTAATATAATCTCTATTAATTAAATTTTATGATTTAGTTTAGGAGAATGCATGTTAAATAAGTTGGCTGGAGATGCTTCAGACTTTGTACGCATAATGCTTAAAGCAGGATTTGAAAAAGTTCACGGAGGGAAACATATTAAATATCATCCTCCAAAATATATTGATAGCCGTGGAGAAGAGAGAGATCCAGTTTATCTAAATGTCGATGGTGCAGATCCAGAAACAATAGGGAAGCCAATATTTATAACTCTATCTACCTCCATGGATGGAAAAAATAGAAATGAAGTCCAGTCGTGGAAAAGAGTTTTTAAAGCTCTTGATAACTATCCTCATATGATCGAAGCCTTTGAGGGAAGGCTTCCAAGTGAAGTTTTTGATGAATGGGATGGAACTCCACAAAAGAAGCAGGAAAAAGCAGAGGGTGATATATCTAGTTTTAAACCTGTAACAGAAAAAATTCCTACAATACTAGATAATGAATATAAAGTTTTGCCAGTTTGGTGTACTAGTGCAAAGCCTTATTTTGAAGAGTTTAATGCATTAAAGCCTGAATTTATCATTGCAAAAGAAGCCTTAGATAAAGCCAATAAAGATTTAGAGCAAGCAAGAATTAAAGGATATCCAACAAAACTTAATCAGGCCAAAGTTGATAACTTGGTTCAAAACTTTGAACCATTAAAAGCAAGCCTTGAAAAGGTATCTCAAAAGCTTATTAGCTTTATTTCTGGTGATAAATCCTTTAAATCTGCAGAAGATGTTGTATCTTTTATTCAAAAAAGATTAGAAAAAGGTTATGAGTATTCTATCTTAAGTTTAGATACTGTAAGTCAATTTATTGTCTTATTGCCATTAACAGAATATTCATTAAAAGGATCGCCAGATTCTGTATATGAAGATATATGTGATGTGCTTGGTATCAAAGAGTTTAATGATAAAGTTAAAAATAATATAGACGGAACAATTAAATATCTTGTAAATTCTAAAAAAATAGAAATAGATAGTGATAAAAATATAAAGTATTCTAACCAAAAAATAAATCTTCTTTTAAGAAAGCTAGGGCAGGCATTAGGCTTTATCAAGGTTGCTGAGAAAAAAAAGAAAAGAACTCCAACAAATAAACCTTTATGGGCGAGAGCAATAGCTGAGGCCAAAAAGAAATATGACGTTTATCCTTGTGTTCCAGTTTCAAAATCATATGCATTAACGGAAAATGGCTGGAAGGGTTTTTATGATTTAAAAGTTGGTGACAAAATTATATCATATAATAGAAAAGAAAATTGTTTGGAGTGGGATGTTATTAAAAATTTGCATTTTTATAAAAATGCAGATACAATAAGAATTTACAAAGCAAACACATGTTTTGATTTTATTTGCACAAAAGATCATAAATGGGTAATTAAAAATAAAGAAAAAACATCAGATAAAAAATATAAATATGAAGATCAACTGGTAAGGACCGAAGATATAACAAAGCATATGAATATAATAACATCCGCAAAGATGAAGAATTCAAATTCAATATCTTTATCAGATTTTAGAAAGCATAATTGGTCATGGACAGAAAAAATTCTTGCAATGTCAAATGAGCAAAGAGAAGCTTGGCTTGCATCAGCTATAATATATGATGGTCATGAAAATAACTATAGCAGTGCATATAATAGGGCTTCTTATGGTTTTTCTCAGAAGAATAAAGATCATGGTGATGCCGCTGCTATTTGTGCTGCATTATTAGGATATAATGTATCTTTTAAGGAAAAAAAACATAATCCAGAAATTTCATCATTTATTTTTATAAACAGGCAAACCCATAATACTCAAAATATGTTAAAAGAAAACTTTGTAAATTGTGATGTCTGGTGTCCAGAAACAAACAATGGAACCTGGTTAATGAAACAGGATAGAATGATTACAATTACTGGAAATTCAGCATATGCCAACGGTTATGCTTTAAAATGGTATAAAGAGCATGGTGGCGGATGGAGAGGTAAGAAAAAGATATGATAAAAGAAGCCGAATTAGATAGGTGGTTTGCTGAAAAATGGGTAGATATATCTAAAAAAGATAAGTCTGGGAAATACAAAGAATGCGGAAGAGGTGATGCTGACTCTGGTGCTTATCCAAAATGCAGACCATCAAAGAGGGTAACTAAAAAAACTCCAGTTACAACAGGCGAGCTTTCTGATAAAGAAGAAAAAGCAGCAATAAGAAAGAAAAGAAAAGCAGAAAAAACAAAGCCAAGTCAATCAGCAGGCGGCGGAGCAAGAAAGCCAAAAAGAGCACCAACAATAAAGAAGTCTAGATTAGAGGCTTTGGCAGACTTGTTAAAGATTGCAAAAGAAGAAACTTGATCTATTAATTAAATAATCTATTTTATAGGTCAAAAAACATGTCATATAATTTTAAAATTCATAAAACAGCTCAACTTCAAAATGAGCCCCCAAAGGGCTCACCTCCTAGTTACTGGGTAAAGATGAAAGGCGAGCTTTTAAAGATTACAAATTTAAAACCAGAAATAAAAACTATTTTAAATAGTGCTGATAAGATAGTATTTGATGCTCAGAAGCCATCTGATAAACCAGAATCAATAGCTTACGTGTCAAGTGCTGATAAAAACAATAATGGCAAAATTGATAAGATTCATTTTGTTCTTCCAAATATGCCACAGAATGTATCAGAAGATCAATTTTCACAAGTGTTGGAGCAGATTGCTCATGTATTGATGCATGAGGAAGCACACATTGAAGACTTTAATCCAAGCACAGGTGACTTTCCAGGTGGAGAAGGAAAAGCTGAGTCAGTAGAGAAAGCTTTTATTCCTCAACTTCCACAGGATGTAAAGCTAGCCTATTATAGAGGATTGTTAGGTAAAATGGCTAGTGAGTTTTCTGCTGAAAAAAATGGAAAAGTAAGAAGATGAGAAAATTGGCAACAGGCCTTTTGTCAATGCAAGCTTCAAATGTGCCTGGATCAGAAAATGTTGAAGTAAGCGAATTCAAAGAAGAAGACGCTGAATCTGCTAATAAATCTGGATTTAATACAATGGAAGTGGATGGTTTTGAAAATTTGGACCATTCCGGCGAGGCTGTTTTAGCTTCAAATAAATTTTTTAATTATAGAATAGGATATGAAATGAAAAAAGAATTAATTAAGTTGAATCATGCATTAAACGGAATTGGTTATAAAAATTTGATAAAGATTGCCAAGCAATATACTGCTAGCCTAGATTCAAACAACTTTGTAATTGGAGATGTTTATACTGAGCTAGATTCATCTGGTGAACCAAAGTTTTCTTTTATTGTACAAGGATTAAAAAACAATTATTTTGAAATTGAAATAATTAATGGCGGAACCTCTGGTTATGAAACTGGACAAACTGATGCGATAGCTAAAAATAATGATAAAAAATATATTTCTGGAAATAAAATTGCAGAAGATAAAATGAAGGCAACTGTACCAAACTTAAATGCTTTTAATACCCCAGATAGCATTGCAAGACCTGATTCCGCTTTCCAAAATGGCGAAGATGCTGCGAATTACATAAGTAATATAGGACGCAGCACTGTCACTACTCCTGCCGCACAGACAAAACCAGTTAAGCCAGCCTCAAATACTACAACAGTATTAATAAAAGCTGAATACGTTGGAAAAACTTATAAAGATCAAAATGATAATCCATATACATACAGAATCTCTACATCAAATCAAGTATCTGTATCAAGAGATGGAAAATTATTAAAAACCTTAACACCAAGCAAATATTCAAACTGGAATAATTTTGCAACAACTCTAAATAATCAAATTGCTAGCAATATAGTTACGGAAGTAAAGGTTGATTTGCCTACTACAACACCTACTCCAACGCCTACTCCAGCACCAACTCCAACACCCACTCCAACACCTACTCCAGCAGCTACTCCAACACCTACAACTAGAGGGGCAGTATCTGAAACAGTAAATGGAGAACCAGCAGTATCAATAGGAACATTTGGAAAAGATCAGATATTCTTAACAATAGATTCTGTAAGAAAAGGTGAACCACAGTTTTACGTAAAAGACGGAAAAAGTGGAAAAGCAGCACCAATTGGAGAAGGAGACGGAAGAGTTAGATCTGCATTAGGACCTCTAGAAGTAGCCAGATTAGCAGACAGACTTAATGGAGCTGGAATATCACAAGAAAAAGTTGAAGCTTTTAAGACATTTATGAATAAAAGCAGAAGACAAAATAGACTTCCATTTGGAAGAAAGCGCAGACAAGAAAAGATTGAAGAAGCTAGAGGAATTATGAGCAGTTCTTCTGAAAGCTTTTCCTTAAAACAAAAAATAAAGAAAACAGCAGAAAGCTTTTACTCAAATGCAACTGGCAAGAAGGTTAGTGCTCAGAATTTTCAGTCAGGACGAGTATATAGATATAACTCAGATGGAGCAGTAGTTACCTGTGTTTCAAATGCATATGATAAAAGCTCTGGAACAGGAGATATAATAGTTAGATTAAACTACACTGAAGATGGAAAGCCATGGAATATTCCAACTGAAATTTCATTGTTATATTCTCCAACTACTCTTCAGATTGGCAGCCAAATCCCTATATCTCAAAGTGGTTTTGATGCATGGACCGATATAACAGATAGCATTAGATATGGAGGAAAAGATGTTAGCAAAGATGTTGCTAATAGCTTTATAAGAGATTCAATTTCTCCATCAGAGGCGCCTTATAATATTGATGATATAGTTAATCCACCTACTGCTAAATATCTGAATAATCTATCGTCTCAAGTCTCTTTAGACGGAGGTTCAGCTCCAGTCGCATCTTCAGCTCCAGTACAAAAAAATACAGTTTTAATTGATAAAAAATATCTAGGAAGAAAAATAGAAGATGAAAATTATATTTATACAATAAATGCAGTTAATAAAGTTTCCGTATCTAATAAGAAAACTAATAAAAATTTCATTATTACTCCACAATATAAAAATTGGAAACAATTTGTAGAAAAACTAAATCTACAGGCTTCTCAATACTCAGAGCCAATGGTAGCAAAAGAAGAGGCTGCAAAAGAATCTGCCCCAACAGAGACTGCTCCAGAGCAAGCTATAGATGATTCAAAAAATCTTCCAATACTAATTGGAGAAGATGAAGAGTTTAAAATTTTTACAACCGTAAGCTCTATAAATAAAGGATATCCAGAATTTTTATTTAAATATATAAATAATTCAGATCTAAAAAAGATAGATCAAAATGATTCTCAATATGATGAATTATATAAGATTATAAATCTTGATACTGTTGATTTAAACTTATCTGGAAAAATTACTCCAAAACAGCTTGATAATTTAAAAATATATATAAAAAATCTAAAAATTAGCAAAAGACCTATTGGCAAGTTTAGAACAAGAAGAAGGGATGATCGTATAAATCTAAAAATGGAGAACGCATCATCTGGTATGGTCTCAACCTCTGCAAGGCAAAACCGCCTAGATAAGCTCGAAAAGAAGGGCGTTATTTAATTCTGTTGCAGCAGTCTAATCCCTGGTTATCTTATTGTGGGTGGCCGGGTTAAAGGCCACCGTGATGGTGGCCTTTAATTTTGGAGGATTAATGAGTGGCAAAGTTGTATCTGTTGATATTGTATATGGTGCTAGCTACGGAGATGAAAGCAAAGGCAAGGTTTCGTCTTATCTTTCATCGCAATTAGACCCTCAAGCATCACAAGATAGACCTAGCAATAAGTATTATGATTTTGTAGCTAGATGGGGCGGAGGGGCAAATGCTGGCCACACAGTCTATGTAAATGGCGAGAAGTATAAGACACATTTGATCCCATCCGGTGTATTTCATGGAATAAAGTCTCTTATTGGACCTGGATGCGTTGTTAATCTTGACTCTCTAATGGGTGAGTTGATCTATCTAGATAGTAACGGTTTTGATATTGGCTTGGTTAAAATTTCGCCAATGGCACACATTGTGTCTCAAAATCATATAGACTTTGATAAGTCTAATCTTTCTAAGAAACTAGGAACAACGTCAAGAGGCATTGCGCCAGCCTACGGCGAAAAGTATTCTAGAACAGGTGTAAGATTTGAGTCTATAGCCGGGATAGACAATCCACGGACATTTAAGATTGGAGATAAAAAGAGGGTCTGGAAAGACTTCTTGTTTGACGGAAGTTTGTATGGAAATATACTTTGCGAGGGTGCTCAGGGTTTTTATCTTGATATAAACTATGGAAATTATCCATATGTAACGTCCAGTGAGACACTTCCATATGCGGCTTGCTCTATTGGCTTTTCTCCAAAGAAAATAAAAAACATTTATGCAGTAGCTAAGATTTATGAGACACGTTCTGGTGAAGATCCTAATTTTCCAGAAACACTTTTTGATAATCCAGATTTGGAAAAGATTGGAGAAGTTGGACAGGAGTATGGTGTTACCACTGGTCGCCGTCGCAAGGTAAACTATCTTAACCTAGATCGTCTTATTTTTGCACTAAAAACTGGTGGCGGAAATAAATTAATAGTATCGAAGTGCGACGTCTTGGAAGAAGTAAAGATATATAAAATGTATTATAAAAATAATTTAATATCATTTGATTCATTAAAAATAATGAAAGATTGTATTTCCGACATTCTTAAAGCAGAGTGTCCTGATGTTGAGGATGTCTATTATTCTTCCTCAAAAGAGATAGTGGAAGGGTTGAGTCTTTAAATCAATTTTTATATAGACAATTTGCCTTTACTTAATGGAGAGTGTTTGATGAGGCTAGATATTAATTTCGATACCAACTGCCCGGATGGATTTTATTCAGGCAAAACATGTGAGGCAACCACCGGCAGAGCAAGAAAGGTTAACTGGTTGAACGTCAATAAGCTTATTGAAGCTGTAAACAAATCTGGCGTTACCCATCTTGCAATAGCAAAATGCGATGTTTTGGAAAAACTAAAATTATTAAAAATGACTTATAACGGAATTCTTATGGAAGCAGAATCTATTGAAGAAATGAAAAAAGCAATTAGGCTGATAATCAATTCCGAATGCGAACTTGTTAAAGAAGTTTATTTTGCCCATTCTCCTGAGTCAATATCATGAAACCTGTTTTAATATATCATGGAAATTGTAGAGATGGATTTGGATCTAGATTTGCTTTTTGGATGAAGTATGGCGAAAACATGGAATATGTGCCAGCTTCTTATGGTAGAGAATGTAATGTAGATTTTTCAAACAGAGATGTATTTTTTGCAGATTTTTCTTTTGATCCTGATAAAATGATTGAAATAAAAAATAAAGCAAAATCTCTTATAATAATAGATCATCACGTTTCCGCAGAAAGAAAGCTTGTCAATTTAAAAGGAATAGCATATGATGAGTTTGTTTACGATGTAAACCACTCAGGTGCTTATTTAAGCTGGAAGTATTTATTTGGAGATAAAAATATTCCAAATCTAATAAACTGTATAGAAGATTACGATATATGGAGGCATTCTATAAAAGACTCAGGAAAGATTCTTTTGTACGTTGACTCCTTTGATTACTCTGAAGAGTTATGGAAAACTTTCATTACAGATCTTGAGCCAGATAGTGAAAAATATAACGATATCCTCTTGCAAGGATCTGCAATTGAAAGATTTAAAAATATGACATTGAATAAAATACTTCCAAAGGAGCATAAATTAATGATTGGCGGATTTGAAGTTCCGGCAATTAATAGCTCCTGGGGGTTTTCTGAGTTGTGCGGAAAAATTTGTATTGACAAGCCGTTTGCGGCTGTTTATTGTTGGGATGTAGATAGGTACGTTTTCTCGCTGAGATCAGATGAGAATGGAGAAGATGTTACAAAGATAGCATCAATTTATGGCGGTGGCGGGCACAAAAGAGCCTCTGGCTTTTCTGTTCCTAATTTGGAAAAACTAAAAATAAACTAAGGTAATACAACATGAGCGAAAACCTTTATAGTGTCTTAAGCAAGGAAATTAAATTTCCAGATAATTTCCTTGATGATTTGGTATCAGGAGCAATTGATAACTTTCTTTATTCAGAAACATCATATGCAAACTCAAGGTATGAGTGGTTATGTACGTATGATAACCTGCTAAAGTTATGGAACCTTTTGCCAGATAGAAGGCTTCATATATTAAATATACCAATAAACGCTGTACAAAGAAATTATTCAAAATACTATATTTCGAGGGAAGAAGGTGAATCACTATTAAGCTATATGTTTAATGATTTGAAAAATAGCAAATCAACATTAGATATAGAAGCAAGAGCAAGAATCTCTTGTGTTCATTCAAACAGTGAAAAAAATCCATTCTTTTTAAATCCAAAAGATGAAGCAGCTAGGCTAAAAGAGCTTGGTGCAGAACCAGAAGGCGTAAATAAATGGATTAAGTTATCAATAAGCTTGTTAAAGACAAAAGAAGATGTAGAAAATTCTTATAACATGGTTGTTAAGGCTCAGGGCTATACTGATGTAAAAAATGAAATTTTATCACATGCTCTAAATAATGATATTATTGTTACAAGTATACTAGATAGGATTGCAGATTCATCACCAGTCTCTTTAAAAAGAACTTGTATACATTCTCTTTCAAAAAGAATTGGTATTCTTTATAATCAAATAAAAATACAAGATCTTGTAACAGATAAAGCACATCAGTCTAGAACGGTACTTCCTTTCCCTGAGTATCATTCCGGTTATTATGTATACGGAACTGATATTAGTGCCTCTTTAGACAAGGATAAGGCAGTTAGTGAGATAGCTGAACTAGAAAAGCTATTAATGAAATTTTCAAATGTTCAAGATGCAACATGCTTGCAGATGGTTAGCCAAGTTTTATCACTGGAAAACTTAGCATGGCTTCTTCCGAATATTGCAAGGCACCAAAGATTGGTTGAGTTTGTAAAAACAAGAATTGATAAATCTCTAGAGCCAAGAAGTATGAGCTTTCATCATAATTCAAGAAATTATTAAAAAGGAGTGTAAAATGGAATACGTAGAAGTTTGCAATATTAGAGTTGTTAATAAAGATTCAAAAGTTGTTTTTGATCACAAAAAAGTTCCAGTCGAGCATGTAAAGCTTCTGGCTGCAAGTCCAAATCTATCTGTTGAAATATTATCAACATATAGGGTTCCAAAAGATGAATTACCTGCTAGCTAGCCTTTTATGGATTGCTAGCGTAAATGAGCCCCGATATTTATCGGGGCTTTTTTTTGAGCTAGGCTTTTCTTCACAAGTTGATGTAAATTCATCTATCGTAGTATACGATATATATAGGGAGCAACATTATTTAAAAAGACCCTTTACAAAGGAGCAAATAGATTTTGCAGCAAGAAAAAGCTATAAAATTTCAGAAAAAATATTAAGAAGTATGGGTAAAGATCATAATGACTGCAGATCATACATAAATCTACATATTTATGAGATAACCAGAGGTTCTTTAAACAGAACTGATATTGGGCCATGGAAAGTTGAAATGGGTCTCAATGATAAAGAATTCTTTGGACTTTACGACCCAACAACATGGATTAGAGGCGAGTCATGTTTGATGGTAGGTGATAATGCGCCTTATCCTATGGGTACCCTTGTTCATGAATTTTCCCATTACTGGTATGATAGGTGGTGCTTAACGGATAGTATAGGCATGGATACTGAATCCTTTGCATATAAAGCAGAGTATATTTACGTTAATGAATAAACGGAGATAGTATGAGTAAGGTAAAATTTGAAATAGATAGTATGCTGACAGCAGTATCATACGACGATGTAATGCTGGTTCCAAAATACTCTTCAATTAGATCAAGAAAAGATCCAGATGTTTCTACTAAGGTAGGATCTATAAAGTTAGACATTCCTATTATATCTAGCCCAATGGATACCATAACTGAAAAAAGTATGGCAATAGAAATAATAAGACTTGGTGGAATGGCAATGCTGCATAGATTTATGCCAGTAGAAAAGCAACTGCATGAAGCTAAGCAAATCCTTGAAAAAATTGATAAGGATAAGATTGGAAATTTAGCAGTTGCAATTGGAATAGGTGATGACGAAGTTGATAGACTGATTAGACTAAAAAAGGAAACAGATATCAAAAGTATAGTTATTGATGTTGCAAATGGACATACTGATTATGTATTAGATATGATAAAAAAGGCAAGAGATATTTCTAGCGACTTTAATATAATAGCGGGAAGTATTGCGACTGGCAGCGGTTATGAATTTCTAATGAATGGTGGCGCAAATGCTGTAAGGGTCGGAATAGGCGGAGGATGTTTTGTTCCTGGAAGTAAAGTTAGATTATCTTCTGGTGAGCTGAGGGAGATAGAGTCTGTAGAAGTAGGAGATGTTGTAACAACACATACTGGCGCAGAAAGACCTGTTACTGATAAGATGTCATTTTATAGAGATGAAGATATAGTATTTATAAATGGTATTGGTTCTACAAAAAATCATGAGTATTATGTAATTCTTAAGTCTGACGAGGGAAATGTAAATGAATCTAATATTCATAATTATGCATTTTGGATTGAAGCAGATGATTTAGATCAAGATATTCATCTACTAATAGAATGGGATTAGGTACAAGGAGTACCTAGTTCAATGCCAAAAAAAGATATATCTGGTGATAAAAATCCCTTTTATGGGAAAAAACACTCAGAAGAAAGTAAAAAGAAGATGGGTGGGGCAGCAAGGGATTATAGTGGTTCTAAAAATCCTTTTTATGGAAAGAAACATAAAAAGGAATCATTAGACAGTATGAAAGAAAAGCTAAGCTCCATCTTTTCTGGTGAAAAAAATCCATTTTACGGAATGGAACATACAAACGATTCTATAAATAAAATTATTGAAAAAAATAAAGAATTTAGAGAAAAAAACAAAGAATTGATACTGCAAAGACAATTAGATAGACTTGGATTATCAAAAGATAAAATTTCTGATGCCTTTGCAGAATACAAAAATACATTTAAAAATGCAGATGATATAGCAGCTTTTCTCGATGTAGACAAGAGAGTTTTCTTCAAATATGTTAAAGATTTAAATATTGCAACAGAAGAAGATATAAAATTTATAAAAGACAAAAAAAGAATGGGAAGGAGCAGGTCCTCACCAGAGCTTAAACTTAATTCCATTTTTATTGAAAAATATGGAATAGAGAATGTAAAATGGTCTTTTAGGCTGGAAAAATATTTTTATGACTTTTTATTATTTGATTCATTATTTGTTGAATATGATGGATATTATTGGCACACATATTTTAAAACAAATGATGAGGAGAAGAATAAGCTTGCTGAGAAAGTAGGAAAAAAAATTTACAGAATAAAAGAAGAACAAAACAGAAAAGCTGATATTGATTTTCACCTCAAACAAATAGATGGAGTATTGAATGGGCTTAAAATTGAAAAAAATAGAAAAGAAGGAGTATAGGCACTATGCCGGACTTGTTTACGATCTAACAGTTGATGTTGATCACTCATATAATATAGAGGGGACGTCCGTACACAATTCCATCTGCAAAACAAGAATCCAAACTGGATGCGGAGTTCCAACTCTAACTTCTGTATTTGAGTGCTCATCTGAATCATTTAAGTTTTCTCAGGACGGAACAATTTTAGCAGACGGCGGAATAAGATACCCAGGAGATATGGTTAAAGCACTTGCTGCTGGATCATCAGCAGTTATTCTAGGAAGAGCCATAGCTGCAACTGAAGAAACACCTGGAGAGCTTTTAAGTGTTGATGGAAATTATTGGAAAATATATAGAGGCATGGCATCAAGCGACATTCAAGTAGAAAAGAGAGGTGGACTAAAGAAAGGCACTTGTGCAGAGGGAGTGTCTACAAGACTAAAGTATGCAGGTGCCGTAGAGCCAATAATTGATGAATTTATTGGAGGATTAAGATCTGCCATGACTTATCTTAATGCAAGGAATATTTCCGAATTAAGAGATGCAAAGTTTATAAAGATAACACAATCTGGCATAGAAGAATCTCATGCCTTTGGAACAAGGAAGTAACATGGAAAATGTAGTAGAACAATTATTAGTTCAAATAACAGAAACTTTGATTAGAATGGAACAAAGACTTAATAATCTTGAAACAGGGGTAAAAGCCTTGGAAGGCCAAACAAGATTGGCAGTAGAAAAGCTTGAAACATTGGAGGGCTCTACTGAGCAGTTTAGTGAGTTTTTTGGAGATTTATCTGCCGAGAATGGAGGTGTATCTCCACTTTTCTCAAAGGTTTCAGAGTTAATGCAGCCAAGTGGCGGAAGAAATGTCGCAGACATGATGCGAGACTTGACTGAAAAGATGGGGCAAATAAATTCTAGACTTGGGCCAAAAGCCGCCAATCAAAAATAGTGATCCAGGAACCTGGACCGTTATATACTGGTGTCGGTACGGTGGTCGTACCGAGACGAAATGCGGGGCATCTTAATTGTTTGATGCCTCCAATATAGACAAGAACGGAGTTACTGTAAAAAATGAATATCGTTCAAACCAAGCACGTACTAAAAAATATGCCTTCAACCAAGTCTATCATGCTTCATGCTAAGCACGGTGTTGGCAAGTCCAGCGTAGTAAAGCAGGTTGCATTGGAGCTTGAGCAGGATACTGGAGATAAGTATGGCTTTTGGGACGTTCGCCTTTCCCAGTGTGAGGTAGGCGATATCAAGGGTATGCCTTTCGTAGACACTGAGCGCGGAGTTACTCGCTTTCTAAAGCAAGAGTGGTGGCCTCGCGATCAAAACAGCAAGGGTATTCTATTCTTCGATGAGCTTAACCGTGCAAGCAAGGATGTTCTTCAGGCAGTATTCGAGATCTGTCTAGACCGACGACTAGACGGTGAGAAGCTTCCTGACGGATGGCGAGTCGTCGCCGCTGTAAATAGTGATTCCGACTATGACGTTGTTGAGTTGGATCCCGCCCTACACGATCGTTGGTTCCACATCGACTTCGATCCCACTGTAACTGAGTGGATTGATTGGGCTCGTAAGAACAAGGTTCACCCTGCTGTCGTTGAGTTTATTGACCGCAATCACAATCTTCTAGATCCTCCAGTTGGCAATCTACAGGCTGGTTCTACTTATCCTTCTCGCCGTAGCTGGCAGTCTCTATCCGATAGCGTAATCGGAATGGAGCTTGAGAATGATCAGGGTATGCTTGCCCAGGTTGCAAAAGGTTGGGTTGGTCGAGAGATTGCCATCATGTTCCAGAAGTTCGTAACCAACGAGTTCTCTCAGCTTCGCCCTGGTGACATTCTTGATAACCTTGAGGAGTTCAAGGCTAAGGTAGAGGCCGCTTGTAACGACATTGAGGTTGTAGCTCAGCTATCTCGCGCAGTAATTGCAGAGGCTAACGCTCGAAATGCAAACAAGCTAAAGGACAAGCAGAAGGACAATCTTCGCAACTTCATTATGATGCTTCCTAATGACGTTGTTGCTCAGACTTGGCAGCTCACTCTTGCCGGTGAGAAGACAAGAAAGATTGCTCAAAGCTGGTCCAACACTCCTGAGTTCCGCGACTTTATCTCTAAAGTCTATCTAACCAAGTAGTTACTAACCCACGGGGAGGCACAGGGTATCAGGTGCCTCTTTTTTTTATCTAAATTTTTTTAGTAATGGAGAGAATAAATGGATCGTTATATTAGAGATAGAATTGAAACAGCAATCAGTCAACTGATGCTCTTTCAGCCTCTATATGGAGAGGTATTCCTCTTTCTTAACAAAATGGAAAGCACAACTGTTCCAACTATGGCAGTAGGCGTTATTAGACAGGTTGACCTTGCACTCTATTATAACACCGAATTTGTCAAGGGTCTAAGTCCAGAGGAGCTGAGAGCAGTTCTAAAGCACGAAGCCTTGCACATCCTTCTTCATCACTTGGTACGTGTAAGACATTCTGGCTATAACCCAAAGGGATTCAATATTGCAGCGGACATGGCAATCAACTGCCATATCTCTGGCCTTCCACAAGGCGCAGTATATCCAAAGTCCTTTAATCTTGAGGATAATCAGTCTGCCGACTGGTACTATAAAAATCTAAAAGAAAAGGCCGAAGAGCAGAAGAAATCTCTAGAGCAAATGCTTGCTGATGCTGGAGTCGATACAGTCGATGACCACGGAATGTGGGATGAGTTTGACGAAGAGATTGTATCTGAGAAGATTAAGAATATCGCAGATAGCGCAATCAAGGCTCAGGAAAAGAAGGGCTGGGGTGACACTCCTGGCAGGCTTGTAGAACAAATCTTGGCTGCAAACAAGCCAGTTGTAAACTGGAAAAAGGAGGTTCGCTGGTTTATTAACAAGCTAATCGAGCTTGGAAGACGAAACACAAGAATGAGGCCAAATCGTAGATATGGCTTTCAGTCTCCTGGCACAAAGAGAAATTATACAAGCCAGCTTCTTGTTGCGTTTGATACATCGGGATCTGTAAGCAGTCAGGAACTTGAATACTTTACAAACGAATTGAACGGAATGATTGACCATGTGAGGTGTGATTTTGTTCAGTTTGATTGTCAGATTCAAGGCGAGCCTGAGCCATTCTCCAAGAAAGCTGCAAAGATTAATATCAAGGGAAGAGGTGGTACCGACTTTGCTCCAGTTATTAAGATGGCAGATGAGAGAAATTACGATGGACTTGTAATCTTCACAGACGGTTACGCTCCGTTTCCTCCAAAGCCAAAATGCAGAATGCTTTGGGCAATCTGTAAGAGAAATGAGTCAGTAACATTCCCCTACGGAAAGCGTGTTGTAATCGAAGAGAAGGCTAGGTGAAAATGGGGGTCAGTATCGACCCCCATTTTTTTTAAACATTTTTATAAAAATAAGGAAATACATGATACACAAGATTACTAAACTTCCAAGTAGACTGGCTTCTCTATGGGTAGCTTTTGATGCAGGCTCAAGATCAGAGAGTTTGGGTGGAGATATTTATAACCCCGGTATTGCTCACATGCTAGAGCACTCCATTTTCAAGGGCACCGCAAAAAGAAACGCAAAAGAGATAAACAGAGAGATAGCACTTCTTGGTGGAAGTGTAAATGCCCACACAGCTTATGAAGAGGTTTCTTACTTTGTAACAGCTCCAGTTGATAATATCGAGAAGGTTACCGAGATTATGTCCGATATTATTTTTAATTCGGTATTTCCAGAGGATGAGTTTCTAAAGGAGCGAGAAGTTGTAAAGGAAGAAGAGATTTCATCAAATGATGGAGTAGATTCGCACATCTATGAAACTTTCACAAAGAACTTCTTTTCAAATTATTTAGCCAATCCAATTATTGGAACTCAAGAAAGTATTTCAAACTTTACTAGAGATGAGGTAGCTAGATTTTATGAAAACAAAGTAAAAAGAGAAAACGCAGTAGTATCACTTGCTTCTAGTCAGACTGCAAAGGAAGCAAAAGAGATGCTTAATCGTTATTTTGGAAAGTCAAACGGAAAAATATCAAGGGACAATACATGGGAAAAAACTACCTATAAAAAAGGTCAAGTTATAAATACTCAAAAAGAAGGTATCGAACATACATATGTTTGGCTAGCTTATCCAAACAGATTGGCCGAAGGAAAGTCGAATCCAACTCTATCTGTCCTGAAGACGATTCTATCAGGTGGTATGGATTCAAGACTTTTTGAAGAGATTAGAGAAAATAGAGGTCTTGTATATGGAATATCTTCTTCTTCTATGAATTATCAAGGCGGTGGTTCTTATCTAATAAACTTCTCTACAAGAGACAAGAACGTAGATCAAGCACTAGAAGCGATTGCTTTGGAGCTAAAAAGAATCTCAACGGAGTATGTAACAGATGAGGAGTTGCAAAGAGCAAAGAATAAGTATAGAGCATCATATTACTCTATGATGGAATCTTCCTTGTCAATAGCCTCTACAGATGCCGTAAGAGCTCTCTTTGGAGATGTTTCAACCAAAGAAATTATAGAAAAGATAAATAGTATGACAAAAGAAAGTATTATTGAAGAGGCCACAAGGCTTTTCAATGAAGATGATGCGCTTAAGATTATCTGCAGAAAGGGTTGATAAATGGATTTTAACTGTTTTTAAAACTTAAAAAGGGGTAATGAGTCTTCTCATTACCCCTTTCGTCGTTGCCAAAAATTTTATGGAGACAAAATGAACTTAGATGAAAAAACAAACAAAGTAGAGTTAATGGGCTGGTATGGAGGAGATTTAGAGCACGCTCTTTCTGCTTGGACTTCAACTAGCAGAAGTTTAACAGAGGATAAGGTTAAAAGAATTCCATCCCTTTTAAAGATGCTGGCAGATAACGGTCATGAGACTCCGTTTGAAAAAAGCTCTCTGCATTTTCTAGTAACAGTGGATACGGCGACCCATATTCACCTCCTAAAGCATAGGATTGGAGTTTCTATAAATGGAGAGTCAGCTAGGTATAAGGAGTTAAAAGAAGATAAGTATCTTGTACCATCAGACTGGCCTCAAGCAGAGCAAGAGGAGTATATTAAGTTTATGGAGGATGCCTTAAAGCGTTATCATGAATGTCTTTCAAGATTGGTAGAATCAGGAGTTGACAAAAAACGAGCAAAAGAATCTGCAAGGTTTTACCTTCCTTACGGAAATCAAATCACAATGGATATAATGTTTAATTTTAGATCATTTAATCACTTTCTTGGTTTAAGAATGAAACCAGAGGCTCAGCTAGAGGTAAGATTTTTGGCACAAGACATGCTTAGGCTAGTTAAAGGCATAGAGGGTAATCCATTTAAACAAACATTAATTGCATTTGGATATTAAAATGGAAACTATTTACGAAAAAATTGGAAAGCTTGTTGTAGAGCTTGACTCTAAAAAAGAGGTCGTAAAGAAGCTAAAAACAGATACAACAAGCTCTGCTTCATCTATCATGTATAATCATCTTCTTCTGGATAGTACAGATCCAGTAAAAAGGGAAGGCATGATATATGCATCGCTTATTCAAAATCTTAAAGATTTGGAAATAGAGAGAAATGCATTACTCAAGAAAAGGATGTTAAAAGATAACAATGACCAATATGATAAGTCATATGATAAAAATGAGGAGCACGAAGATGCATGGCTGGATAGGTTGCTAGATGGATAATATAAAACCAGAAGTACATTCTTGTATGTGGGCTGCAAATGGAGAGGTGCAGATAAGATGTTCTCATGAGTGGGCATATGTTTGCATTGGAAGATCATCTGGAAAAATTGTTGTTGCAAGCATTTCTTCTGAGCCTAATAAATATGTTAAATTTTCATTTTGCGAAGAGCTAGTAACCTGTGCTAAATGTAAAAGTGGAGTAAAGAATGTCCATAGAAATACTTTTTAGAGAAGGAGTTGGAGATAAAGAAGAGCTAAATATTGCAAGAAAATACTTTACAGTAAAGACATCGAGAATGTCTATATCAAAAGATTCTATTGTTATAGGCAGATACTCAGTGCTACCTTATTATAATGAGCTATGTCAAGATTTAAATACAATAAATTCAAAGCTTATAAATTCAAAAAAGCAGCATGATTGGCTAGAGGACTGCGAAACTTGGTCAGAAGACTTGTCTTTGCAAAGCAAATATATTCCAAAAGTATATTCCAACATAAGCTATCTTCCAGATAACAAGTCCTTTGTTTTAAAGGGAAAGACAAATAGCAGAAAACAGATGTGGAATTCACATATGTTTGCAAGAAATAAAAAAGATGCCATAGCCGTAGCACAGAGGCTTATGGAAGATAGCCTGCTGTCATCACAGGGAATCATAGCAAAAGAGTATATGGAACTTGAGACTTTTGGAATATCCATTGGTGGTCTTCCAATTGTAAATGAGTGGAGAACATTTTGGATTGGAAATGAAAATAATCTAAAACCAAAATTTATAGCAAAAAATTACTATTTTGCAAATAGTCATCCAGAATTTTCAAGTAAGGCAGTCTTTACAGAAGAAGCAGAAGAGTGTGCTAATTTTGTTGCCGGAAAAATTTCAGAATACAATTGGGCAAGCTTTTATTCAATTGATGTAGCCCAGCTTAAGGGGTCTGATGATTGGATAGTAACAGACATAAATGATGGGCAAATGTCAGGTTTGTGTGGCATAGACCCAGAGGTTTTTTATTCAAAACTATCAAAAAACAAAGAATATCTTCTTGGCGGAAAGCTAAGATTTAATTATAATACAAATAGGTTGTAAGCATGGGCAAGTTGTGGCCTTTCTATGAAGGCAAAAAAATCTATAATTAAGCTGTTTCCGCCCGGTTATTTTAATTGATAACCGGGCGGCGCCCCTCCCCCGCTGTGCAAAAACATTCGAAATTGATAATGGGCCATCTTAAAACCGTTTGATTATCAATCTTATATGAAGTATAAATAAAATAGTTATTCAATGGCTAAAAGGAAAAAAGATGTATACACTGCTCTGTTTGGTTTCAGTTACTTTAATAATAGTTCATAGCGAAATTTTCTTGCCAGTAAGAAATTTTGTCAAGAGTAAGAGCGATACATTAGGTTACTGGATAACATGCCCAATGTGTTTTGGATTTTGGGTGGGGCTAATAGGAGGTCTTTTAGTAGGACAAAACTTTGTAGGCCTGGCACTACTTACTAGTTTATTTAGCTGGACTATATATAATATAGTTACAGCATTTGATGCAATAGGAAATTATTTTACAGTAATGACTACTGATGGAGTTGAAAAAGATGAGTAAAGCTGAAAATATAGTGAGAGCTTCAATACCTGGGAAGATTAATGATCTAATATGGAATGATGAGGAGTTTTTTAGTGGCATAACCGCAAATAAAAAATATCAATCCGCAGACGTAAAATTCCCAAGATATGATCAATACATGGAAGATGACATGCTAAAAATGGCATTTGCTTTGGCAGGATATTCTCCATGTGATATAATCGTATCTGCTACTGATACAGATATAACAATTCAATCATCATCTCAAAAGGATGATGAGATTGAAAGATCTGTAATGGAAGGGGAGGGGTCAAATAGCCCCAGACCAACGCTACAGTTTGGTTCTATAATAAGAGGTATAGCAAGAAGAAACTTTAAAGTAAGATTCACATTACATAGTCTTTTCAATCCATTGGAAACAAAAGCAATAATGAAAAATGGCCTTTTGGAAATTTCAATACCAAAAAAGACATTAAAACAAGTTTCAATAAATGTAATGGAGAGCTAATATGAGTTTACCTGAATTATTAAGAGTTATGACTGCGGCAATAGTAGATGATCAAGAGGCAATCGTTGTTGAGGAACTTCCATCAAGTAGTGATGGAAAGCTTTTTCAGATAAAGGTCTCAAAAGGTGATGTAGGAAAGGTTATTGGTAAGGATGGAAGAATTGCATCAGCTTTAAGAACTGTTGCAAAAGCTGCCGGAGCAAAAATGGGAACCAAAGTAATGGTAAATGTTTTTAACAAGCCGGTAGAGTAAATAATGCCTAAAAGCTGGAATGCAAGATGTAATGATAATCCAGATATTATGTTTAAAAAGGCATTATCCAATGCAAAGAAAAGATCAAAAGAAAAAGATTTAAAAATTGACATTGATTTGGATTATATAAAAGAGTTGTATGAAAAGCAATCTGGCAAGTGTTACTACTCGGGACTTCCCGTTAATATCGTAAAAAAATCTGAAAAAAATCTTCACGACAACTTTAAAATGACATTGGACAGGCTTAATTCAGATCTTGGATACATTAAAGGGAATGTGGTTTGGTGTGCTTATTGCATAAATAGTTTTAAACTTAATATGTCAAAAGAAGACATGATAAATATATGCAATAGTATAGTTAACAATTCTAGATGAAATAAGAGAAATCAATGTCCGAATACAAATCAGTAAATAAGCAGCAAGAGTCAGCCAGAAATAATATAAGATCAAAGTTAGAAGAGCTTTATGAAATATGCGACTCTAGCCTCCAAGATATGGATACTGACGAAGTAGACAATCTTGTGGATAGTTTTTTATCTAATCCTAAACAATTAGATGATGCAATTAAAGAGATGAAAAAGAAAAAGGCCTTAACATCTCAATAAAAAGACACCAACTACATACGCACACGCACGCACACACGCGTGCGTGTGCATAGGATTTGCATATGATTAACAAAAAAGATATAGCAAGAAAGATTTCTGAAAAGAATCTTGTTACTGCAAAAGAAAGCATAAAAATTGTAGAAGAGATATTTGAATACATAGAGGAGGCTCTACTAAATAATGAGGAGGTCTCTATAGTTGGTTTTGGAAAGTTTTTTCTATATGATCATAAAGAAAGGCCGGTTAGAAATCCAAAGACATCAGAGCCTATGATGCTAATTCCTTACAAGTCACTTAAGTTTAAACCAAGTGATAAAATAAAAAATAAATTAAAAAGATAGGAGTTTCTTATGGCATCAAATAATAGCAATAAGCTAACTTATTTTAATGACAATGGAACTGTTTTAACTGGCAGCTTCATGAATACATTTTATTATACACAAAATGGATTGACGGCACTTGGAGTTCCTGCTTATGGTCACAAGCATGATGGACAAAGATTGGATGGGCACGCTCAAAAGATAAATCTATCAACTGATGTAGAAGGCATGTTGTCTATAGCAAATATAGATGGCGGAATATATTCTAGTATAGAGCTTGAGGCTTATGGAACTGGGTCAGTCGATGGAGACTTAATAATAAATGCTGATAATGCATCAAGTGTTATAAATCTTGTTGCCGGTGATAATATATCTTTTTATGGAAACATAATTGATAATTCAGTCAGAATATCATCAAAAGATACAGAATATACATTTAGCACATCACAAGGGGATCCTGATGTTGCAGAAATTACATTGCAAAATGATTTGTCTCTAGCTAACCAAATAGTAAAATTTGTTGGATTGAACGATGTTAGCGTGTCAGTTACTGACAATGAGGTAAGGCTAAATGTAGAAATTCCAGCACCACCAACACTGGAAGATTTAATAACCTTTACAGCAAAAGGAGATATACTAACTTTTGATGGAACAAGCTCATATGTTCTTTCGGCTGGTGCCAATGGAAAGTTTTTAAGAACAAACTCATTAGAAGATTCTGGATTAGAATGGGTTTCGATAACTCAAAATGAAGGAGATGTTGTTGGACCTTCATCTGCAACTCCAAATGCAGTAGCAAGATACAATGGAAGCACAGGAAAAATAATAAAAGACTCTACAGTTACAATAGATGACAGCGGCAATCTTGTAATTACAATTGGACATCTAAGAGTAGATATTGGCGATATAAGATCCCTAACGGATATCACTGCAAATATTTTTAATCAAAATTCAAATATAAATATAGGGAATTCTAATACTGCTGAGCAAACAGTTAACATTGCAACTGCTACAAAGGCTGGTCTTGCAAAGTCTACTGTAAATATAGGATCACAATCTGATTCTAGCATTGTAAACATAAAGTCATATACAAGATATGAGTCAAAACTATTCTGCGGCGATGTTAAGACCATGGCATCTTCAGTTACTCAAACTATAAATGATGCAAGTTTAAACTACAGGTATTATAGATATTCTCCATTAGACCAGGGAACAAGATTTACATTTGAATTGGGAGATCCAGCCTTGGAACTTGGAAGGGTTATATCAATAGCAAATCATGGAATTGGACACTTAGATATACACTGGACTGGCGGCATAGAAACTCACTCAAACGGAATTATAAACAGCCCTACTCTTCATATAGAAGCTGGAGAGTGGGCAGAGATAATATCAATGCATAATGAATCAAATGTAATAATATGGTCAGTTTTAATGGGCGGAATACTCCCAAATTTTGCCAACTAGTTTTTGGGAGACTAAATGAAAGCCTACTTGATGCTTGGATGTAATGGCTATTATGATGAGTGCGACATGGTTCAATGCAACTCTGCTGCAAATCCCATACTTGATATAGAAAAGATTTACAATGATAATAAAGTTGTAAACTTTATAGAAAATACAGCAAAGCTGTTAGACGGACCGTGTGTTGAGCAACAAGTTGTTGGAAATATAATAAACATATTATTTAAAAATTTTAAAGTTATAGATGAGAAAAAGCTTCCAGGTATACAGTCTTTTCTAAGAATGCATAAACCATGTGGAGTATATTTAATGATGGTATTAAAGGAGGATGTAGAAAGTGTCGGAAGAGATAAAAAGTCCAGGATCAAAGTATCTTGATAATAAAAAAAATGCTATAAAGAAAAATGCCGAATCTGCAATAAATGACTTTAAGTCTTTACTTGTAGATAAAACGCATCCAGATAATCAAACTACATCTTATCAAAATAATGTTATTTCAATACTTAATAGGCTTTTGGTTGCAGCAGATGAGCTTGATACAAACAATCCAGGCGAAGGAATATTTGGATTAATAGTTCTTTGTTTGAGATCAATCTTGAAGATTAAAGATGACAATGTAAAGTTAGAAGTTGAAATTTTAAATCTAAAAAGAGAGATTGAGCGCATGAAAAAACAAAAAACCTAATAATCTAAAAGAAGAAAAAAATGTTGCCACCAGTAAAACGGTGGCTATTTTACTATTGGGGCGCAACGATCGCGCCAAATTTTAAAAGCTAACTTCCTTAATATTTGTTAAAATTGTAGCTCAAAGGGAGTCCTATGGAAAAAAGAAGGTATTCTAAAAATCAAATTTTAAAACTAGTGAGGATACTAGATCTCTGCGAAAGTTACTCAATATCAGTTGAGCAATCTCCATCTGGAAACTTTACACACAGATGCAAGTGTCCATTTTCAAGTCATAATGGAGGAAACGAAAGAACAAAATCTTTATTTATAGATTCTATAAATAATAATTTTTATTGCTTTGGTTGCGGAGCAAGCAATAATCCAATAGATTTTTATATGCTTATAAACTCTGTTGACTTTTCAAAAGCAATGCTAGATCTTTCAGACTTGATTGATCCAAGTATAAAACCTGACACACAAGAATTTGATATAAAAACAAGCAACTTTTCCATACTCATGGAAATATCTTCTTCTTTTAGATTTCTTTATAAAAATTTAAAGAACGATGAAGCTTGGATAGATAAGCTTTCAAAGGCTGTTGATTTAAAAATTGAAACGCTAGATCAATATGATGTTGTGGGCGCAACAAAGATTTTAGAAAAGATAAGAGAGTATGCTGCACTAAAAGGAGTTGATTTATGAGAGCTGTTATATGTGGTGATGTACATATTGGTGCCGTATTCGGCCTTGGAGGACCAAACAAAAATGGTGGAAATACAAGAATTGATGACTATTCTAAAACTTTAAATTGGATAGTTGATTATGCAATTGATACCAAGGCAGACTTATTTATCCAAACTGGAGATTTATTTGAGGTTAGAAATCCAACACTAGAGCATATGGCCATAGCAGATGCGGCCTTTAAAAGGCTTTCAAATGCAAACGTAGCCTCCTTTATAATCATGGGCAATCATGACTATAAAAAGACAAGCAACGGCTATACAAGCTCAATATTATCCCTTTCTTGTGCTGAGCTGGCAAATGTAAAAATCTTGATTGATCCAAAGATCATACATTTTACTGCATCATCTGGAGAATCTGCAAATTTATTTCTTTTGCCTTATAGAGACAGAAGAATGTTCCAAGGAAAGAATAACAAAGAGCAGTCAATTGCATTGGATAATCAAATAAAGGCAAGTATAAAATACTTGCAAAATAAGGATCCAATAATTGCTGTTGGTCACAACTTCTTTTTTGAGGGATCTTACCAGGATTACGGCGGCTCAGAGGTAATGATAGATCCGGCAGCATTTGAGGGTTGCGATATAGTAATGATGGGACACCTTCATAATACTAGAAGGCTAAAACATGATTCAATAAATGCAATATACACTGGATCAATGGAAAAAACAAACTTTGGAGATATGAATGTAGATAAGTTTTTATTTGATTATAATTTTAAAGAAAAAGAATTAAAATCTGTAAAACTTCCAACTAGAAGTCTTTTTGATAAAACTGTTGATCTTTCTGGATATGATTTTAGCAACATAGTCTCTTCTCTTAATTCAGAAATAGAATCTTTTGATTTAAAAGATAAAGTTGTAAGACTTAAAATCCTTGTAGAGGAAAAGTTTGTTCCAGCTATAGAAAGAGCTGTAATCCAAGCAAAGCTTTATGAGCTTGGATCATTTTATGTATCAAAGATTATTATAGAGCCTATAATAAAAAGAGTCATTAAAAATGAAAGTGTTTTAAACCACGCAGATGATATTTCAATATTTAAAGCATTTCTTGAGGCTCAAGAGTTAGATAAGTCATTTAAAGAAGAGATATTAAAAGAAGCAAAAGATATAATTAGTTAAAGGAGACTTCATGCTTCCATCAAGATTGGTAATGGAAAACTTTTTCTCTCACAAGAACACTGAGGTTGACTTCTCTGATTTCAACTCAGCCTTGTTGATTGGCAATTCAGAGGGTGATTATAGAAAGTCAAATGGCGCTGGAAAAAGTGCAATATTTGAGGCAATAGTTTGGGCCCTATTTAACAAGTCCAGAGTGGCTATGATGGATGATGTTATTAAATGGGGAGAGCTTTCATGCAAGGTTTCTTTAGAATTCTTGCACGATGGAAAAACTTACAAGGTTGTAAGAACTAGATTTGCAGCAAATAGCACAACTACTATTGAGCTAAAGACAATAGATTCATTTGGTGATTGGAAAGATATATCTGGATCTACTTCTGGTGAGACAAATCAAAGAATAGAAGATATAATAAAATTAGATTATAGAACTTTTATAAACTCAACTTATTTCAGGCAAAATGATATATCAGAGTTTGCAGAGTCAGAAGCTTCAAAAAAGAAAGAGATATTAAAGTCAATAATAGATCTTTCAAGATGGGATGGCTATGAGAAGGCTTCAAAATCAAAAGCTAAGGAGCTAGCTGGAGAGGTAAAAATCTTACAAACAATGCTTCAAGATTATGATTCAGTAGCACAGTCTATTATACAAGTAAAGACAGACTCTGAGAATACTGCATTGGAGCTTTCACAGCTAGAAGATAAAAAGGCTAAGATAGAAGAATCTCTATCTGCCTCTAAATCTACCTATGAGTCAATAAAACAATCATTAGATACTGCGGCTTATGATAAGCTTACTGCAGAAATAGCTTCCTTAAAAGAATTAGGAAGAAACACATCTGCAAAGCTAAAGTTAAAATCAGAAGGCGTAAAGAATTTAAAATCAGAAGTTGACGAAGCTAGATCGCAGTTGACAAAAATATCAGAAAAGATAACTGAAGATGTAGAGCAGGTAGATTCAAATATATTGCCTGAGTTAAATGCAAGGCTGACTTACCATAAGTCAAAATTCATGTCTTTAAAAAAGGATGTGGAAAAGATAATTGAGCAAAAGGATAAATTTAAGTTGGGAGTTTGTCCAACTTGCAATCAAGATATAACTGGTGAATCACACAAGCATTTGATGGGGGCCAGCAATGAGGAGCTTGAAAGTATAAAGAAAGAGCTTCAAGTAGAAAAGATAGAAGCAGATTCTATAAATTCTCAGATTGAGTCTATAAATAAAAAAATAGAAAAAAATAGATCACAAGAAAAATTGATTCAAAACAAAGAGATGGCACTATACAGACTCAGTCTTGTTGAAAAGAAATATTTGGATGACTCTGCTGAAGTGGAAGATATGTCGAAAGAAATATCTAGCATAAAAGAAAGAATTGATGCAAAGATAAAATTATTAGATTCAATAAAAAATGATGATTTTCAAAGTCTAAGAAAGAAAATTAATGAGTTGGAAAATGAAATAAAGGATGTAAATCAAAAAATATCAGAAAAAGACAAACTAGCTGGAAGGCTACAAGAAAGAGAATCCGTTCTAGAGTCAAGAATGGCTAGTCTAAAAGATAATAAAGAAAAGCTTGATAGCAAGCTTCAAAAAATATCAGTTTTTGAAAAGCTAACAAAGCTTCTTAGCAAGACTGGTATTCAAACCCTTCTATTGGAAAGCGTTATTCAAGATCTGGAAAAGACATCTAATAACATACTTAACCATATTTGCAATGAGCCTGCCGCAATAGTGCTAGAGACTCAGAGGGCCGGATCTGATGGAGTCTCCGTAGTAGAGACCCTTGATTTAAAGGTAAGAAAAGATGGTGGAGTATGCAACTTTAAATCATTAAGCGGTGGCGAACAGTTTAGAATATCATTATCACTTAGAATAGCAATGAGTGAAATATCTTCAAAGTATGGCGGATCATCTCTTGAGTTTTTATTGCTGGATGAGGTAAATTCACCGCTAGATAGATATGGCGTTGAAACATTGTTTTTGAATGTCATTAAATCTTTAGAAGATAGATATAAAATATTAATCATAACACATGATGAGAGCTTAAAAGAAAAATTTGATAATGTTATAAATGTAACAAAGATAAATGGAGAAAGCGAGGTTGCTTTTGTTGCCAGATAATGCTAATATTTAAATATATTCTATGATTACACTAACAATAGAAAAAAGTTCAATAGAATTAGTTCTTGGTATTCCAGAGTATTTGGCGATATCTACAGATGTACCATCTAGTGTTTATTATACGCTAGATGGTACAGTTCCAGATGAAAGCTCTCTACTTGCAGGGTCTAGGATATATCTTCCAAATAATTTAAAATCATTTAAGATTTCAATAAAGGCAATATCAGAGTTATCTTATTCAGATGTGTATACTGAAGAGTTTAGTACATCAGGATTTAAAAACATAAATGGCCCTTATCTTGTCGGCAAAGAGGGTATTAAGATTCTTCCACCAGGTTCAGAGCAAGTCTTTTCTTTAGGCTATGATGAAAATGGTGATGAAGTGCAGGGTTCTGCAATAGTGCTTGAAGAATTAGATATAATGGCATCAGAGCAGAATTATCTAGGTATATCAACAGATTCATTCGCTGATGGAAAGACATCAAAGGAGTTTATAAATTTCCCATTAAGGAGTAGCAACTCATCTTTTTTTAACTCATCATCTCCAAATAATCAAAATGTATTTTTTGATCCAAAAGCAAAGCTAATAGAAATAGATGGCTCTACGCAAGAAATGTTTGACAATCAAATTGTCAAGATTATAAATAGACCTATGAATACATTTGATCCTGCATCGAGGAGCTACGCAGAGGGCAGAAAAAGCTCTGAGGCAGTAGTCACTGGAAACTTAGTTAGGGCAATATATGATCCAAGCACTGGATACTATATTTCATATTATTATGAGTCAAAAGATTCAAGATGGATCATATCAAAACAAAAAGTTGACAAAAAGCAATTAATATTAAACTTTAATCAAGATAAAAATAGATTTGTTTTTAGATGGGTTGAAGATAGGCATATGTCAAAGATATATTAAGGAATAAAAATGTCATTGAAACTATCTGTATCATCTATGGACACTTACAAGAAGTGTCCAAAAAAATATCATTATACATATATTATAAAACCAAAGATAGAGAAAAAGAAATGGATTCATACGGAGTTTGGATCCTGCGGACACAGAATGTTGGAGCTTTTTCACAAAAAGTATATTGACTCTCCTTTTACTCAGGCTGAGTCAGCATCTATAATGAAAGAGTGCTATACATCAGCTCTTAAAGAGTTTGATATGGATATATTAGAAGGGTATACCTGGTCTCCAGAAGGGGACGTTCCTGGAATACCTTTCTTAAGAAAGATAATGCAAAATTATTTAAATAACATAAAGAAAAATGGATTTCCAAATGTAATTGGGGTCGAAGTACCTTATTCATTTTTCATAGGATCAACAGAGATCAGAGGCTTTATAGATAGAATAGATTTGGTTGCACCAGGTCACTATAATGTTGTTGATTATAAAACATCAAAAAGCGCTTCTTATATGACAAATAAGCAGTTAAAAGTTTATGCAGAAGCAATAGCAAGAATGTATCCAGATGCTCAGATATTATCTGGCGAATATATAATGCTAAAGTTAGACTGCAAAAGAATATCTTGGACTTTTACAAAAGATGAATTAAAAAGTCTTGTTCTAGATATAGAAAATACTGCAAATTTAATTACAACAGAAAGCAAATGGGTTAAAAAGCCATCAGCTCTTTGCTCATTTTGTGATTATAAAAACATTTGTCAAGAAGCTTGGATAGAAGAGGGTGATGAGGCAGTTGTTGGAACGTCAAATGAAAATGTAACTTGGTTGGAGGACGTATGAAGGATTTTGAAGGTGTAGTGCAAATGTATGAAGAAGAGATCCTTATTTCAAAAGAAAAAAGGACTGGGTATGATAAGGTTCTGGAAAAGATAGATCCACTAATGAGGAGTATGGCTTCTAGTGCTTATATACCAGGCTTTGGCTTTGATGATATAAAGCAGGAGTTATTAAGGATTGCCGTAGAAGGCATTGATTCTTATGACCATGATAAGAGTGTAAAATTAAGTACCTTTCTTCATACTCATTTAAGAAATAAATTTATATCTTTAATAAAGCATCATCATAAGATTGCAAATGATGCAACATCGTTTGATCAGCCTGATTATGGTAAGTGTGATTGTGGCGGTTCCATGGTTTTGATTTTAAAAAATCAAAATACAGCAGATGTTTCAAAATGCTCTGACTGCGGAAAAGAAAATCAAAATTCTTACAGAAGATCTAGAGAAGAAATTGTCTTTAGCTCTATAATGATAAAATCTGATGATTCAGAAGAGCAGACTGATTTTGAATCAGTTGTTGCAAATGAGGATGGAATCTTTCAAAGAGACGGATACGCCCAAAAGGAAGTAGACATAAATACTATTATTTCCTTAATAGAAAAGGAATCAGATAGCAAGACAGCCCATATTTTAAGAAGAACTTGCATTGATGGAGTATCTATAAAAGATGCGGCAGCAGAAATAGGACTTACTGGATGGGCTGCTAGCGTTAGAGTGAAAAGGCTTTCTGAAAACGAAAAAATAAGAGAACTTTTAAAAGAGCTATACTAATGTCAATAATAGAGAAGATCAAGAGACATATTGAGGATGAAAAGCAGCTTGCGGCCTATAAAATCGCCATCTTAAAAAGTGGAGATCAAAAAGGTTACAAGAAAAGACTTATAATGAAAGAAGAAGATTTTATTAAATATGATTTTAGTAAAATCAACTTTTCCTCTTTAGAAGAGCTTAGGTCTGCTCTATTATTATTCAAAGCTTCTAGAGAAAGCTTTGATATGAAATATGGTGATTCAAAAAAAATAAGCCTTGAAAAGGTCTCCTATGTGGATCTGGAAAAGACCAGGGAGAAAATAAAATATCTTGAAGATAAATGTAGATGGATTTTAGACTTTAAAATTAAAGAAATCAATATTGTTGAAAATAAAACTCTGCAATCACTTGTTAAGAATATTCCAACTAATATTGATAGTCTAGATATTTCAAAGATAAAAAAAATAGAAGGATCTTTAATAGGAAAAAAAAGAGCAAGAATTCAAGTTTTAACATTTTGTTTTGCAAAATATATGTTTCTAGCTTTAAGGGATATTTCTTTGAAGCTAGAAACAAAAGATCTTCTTTATGAAGATCTAAGGACTATCAATAAAAATATTGATAATATATTTTATGGATATAAAAATAAATATTATCAATATTTCAACTCTGCAATACAAGAGCTTCCAATGTTGCTGGCATCAAGTAAGGGTGAAAATGATTATATAGGCTCAATACATCCTCTTGTAAATATAGTCAACTCTATTGATAAATTTTATATATCAAAAATATCTTCAAAAGAAGATATTGTTTTTGATGATGTTGGAAAATTTATAAATAAAAAATCTTCCATGAGAAGCTATGGTATTAATACAAATATAAAGAGGATTGGAAATGAAACAGTTGACCCATTTTATATAGAGATTTTTTCAAAAAATGGAAATGATTTAACTAATATTTTTGAAAAATCTTTTTTCAATAATAGTGTAAATGGTGAATATTTTAAATCTTTATCGTTACTTCCACTTCAGGATATTAAGGGTTTGCTAAACAATGAAGATTTTGATCATTATTTTAAAGATAATGATTACAACAAGGAAGCTATAAACTCTGGATCTGTAAATAATGTGTTTTTAAGCAAGGAAAATAGTATAATTTTAGTTGCAGAAACAAGATCTGACTCAGAACATCTTAATGATTCTGAAAAGATAATTGAATTACTAATAAATAATATAAGAAATGATTATAGAAAAAAATTTGATATAATTATAGATATGGAAGAAGAAGACTGTTTCTATAATAGAGAGAAAATTTTAAAAAGATTTTTGGAGCCAAGATAATGAACTTTACACTTGAAGATGCAAAAAATTTGTCTAAGAATATTCCAAACTTAGATAATGCAAAGTTAGAAATTTTAAAGTTAAAAAATAATGTAATAACAATATTGCAGAAGCTATA